CGGAAATGTCCCTTCTTTATCTCTTGAATCGACGGCTGTTGCAGCTAAATCTGGTAAATTTATTTCTATTGGAAAAATAGAAAAATCAGTTGACGAACTTGTCCGCTCGTTAAATGAACAGGGTAAGACGGGTTTGCAGTTTTCTAATGCCATTAGGTCCGCACTCAAAGATTTTAATCTCACGGGCGAATCTATAAAGGATATTGCAAGAGTTGCTTTATCTTTCTCTAAGGAATTAAAGATTTACGAGCAGGCAGTAAAAGAAGCCTACAATCAGGCAATAGTAGATAACGCTAACAAAAGAAAGCAAGCATCTGAGTCCAAAAGGCTTCTTGATGTAGAGAGGGCAAACTCTACGATTCAGAACGCGCCCAATAAAAGAGCGTCGTTTTCTCCGTCTATTATTAATGGCGGAAAATCTAAATTATTTTTCCCAGAAGAATCTTCTCAGAAGATATTTAATTTCGTTGATGGTTACTTTGAAGAGTTCCAAAAAGAAGCCGATAAGAGTATTAGCCTTGTAACTCGGAACGTTCGCTCGACTACTCGCTTTAGGGGCGTTGGTAATCTTCCAGAGCCTAATCTGAGTAGGCAGCTAGAACCTATAAAACCAATCAGCCGAAAAGATATTTTAGATCAGGCCGCTAGGTTGCTTGGGAGTCCAAATGTTTCCACATTACCCACTCCCGACTTGTTCCCATCTTCTTTGGGTGGGACTGATGTATTTGAGCAAAGAAAAATAAAGCAGAACGCTTTGAAGGCTAGATTATTGTCTGGGCAAGGTTTGGCTGGTCCTGGCGGCGGTCTTGGTGAAATTGATGCTAGGGCGGCTGCTCAAGAGGCTGCGGATCAAAGACGATTGGCCCAAAACCTCGAAAGCTTAAACTCTTCTACAAAGTCCGTATCGAAAACATTCTCTCAAGCGTCTATTGAATTTGGAACATCCTTTGCTAGCATTTTCCTTGGGGCGAGCCTCGTAAAGGAAACCTTTTCTCTTGTTGGGGTTCAGGCAGATAAAGTTGTTGATGGATTATCTAGTTTGTTAATTTCCCTTGTTGCGTTTAAAAAACTTGGTGAAATTGGTGGCATCGGAGGCTTAAACAGTCCTAAATTATTTGGCAACTTTAGAAAGGGTGTTGGTTTAGGTGGTCGCTCTGGACCATTAGAAGACAACGAAATCAACCTTTTACAAACGTCCAAAGCTGCAAGACTTGGTTCAAAAGCTAGCGGCTTATTGGCCCCAGTTTTATCTTTTGGTTCTGGGTTGCTGAGATTTCTTCCTGTCCTCGGACAATTAAGCGTTGCCGCGTTTGCCGCAAGCACAATTCTTAAAACGTTCGGTGTGGACGTTGGTGGCATCATCTACAAAGCATTTGGTGGATTATCAGATAGCGCAAAACGCGCCAAAGATGGTCTTGAGGAATTGGGTAAAGGTCTTTTTGAGAACGGCAAATTCATTGGGAAAAGCCGCGAAGACGTTTCTCGCTCTATTCAAGAGTCAATAGCCGCAGAAAGAGAAATAAATAAAGCAAAACGCGCTGGAGATAGCGTCTCTGGAAAAAGTCCAGACGACATTGCATTTTCTAATTTTACAAAAGAACTTCAAGGTGTTCTTGGCAAAACCGCCGTTGGTGGTAAAGTTCCTATTTTTGGAACAAAGAGTCAATTTATCCCTGGAGAAGGAGAAGTCCTAGTCACAGTTCAAATTGGGGAAAGAGATAAGTTGCTTTCTGACCTATCTAAAGACACTCAAGAGATAGTTACTGAGCAGATTGCAAGAATTGGATCGCTGGTTCTTGAAGACTTGCAACAAGTATCCAGAAAGGCTGGTCTTACGGTAAACGGCAAAGAGACAATTAATCAATTGCGCTCTAACCTAGTCTCTCAAGTCAGCAAGAATTTCCTCCCAGAAATTTTAGGAGCGGGGGAAGAATCCATTGGCGCAATTCCTCTCAAGAAAAGAGTTTATGAGCTAATCTCTCCTGTTCGGACTCCGAAAGCTGCCGAAGGAATCAAGCTTGAAGCAATATCGGGCGGAAACATTGAAGCCCGAGTTCGCGCCGCAGTTGAACTTAAAAAACTTCAGACAGACTTCTCCACGTTATCTGAGAGAGAGTTACAGACAAAACTTCGCACTTCTCAACTTGACGAAGTTCAGAAGACTGTTCTTCAAAACCAACTGACCGTTCTTGAACAAGAAAGAGACGTGCGCTCTAAGATTCTTGCGGTGGCAGAAGATGGAGTCAACAAATTTTCTAGTCTTGAACAAGTTAAATCGGGTGAAATTCTCGTCAAAGATTTTGAAAAAGCTCTTGAGGCTATTAGAAATCTTGGCGGCTCCGCCGAAGAAACAAAACAAAAGTTGCAAGAATTCTTTGGCCGAACTAATCTTGGCACTATTCCCGAGGTTAAAGCTCTACAAAAAAGCTTGTTTGAGCAGATTGACGGCCAGAAAAAACTCTCCGAAGAGAAGAAGAAACAAATCGAGCAGACCAATCAACAACTTCTTCTTGAGGCGAAAATCAACGAATCTCTCAGATTAAGACAGTCGCTCATTCAATCAAGGGGTGAATTGTCCACGTCTCGTCTTGAATCGCAGAGAAGCATAATTGAAGGCCGCTCTTCAATTCTTTCAGCGCAATCTGGAAATCCAAATTTAAGTATCGGCGCGCAAAATTCCTTAAAGAGGGAGCAGATTAATCAAGATATAAAATCTCTTGAAATCCAGAGAAAAATTGCTGAAGAAAAGAAAAAAACGGACCTTGACGCTCTTGGCGCAAGAGGCGGTATTGATTTTGTTACAAGGCAGATAGATTTGGCGAAAATTAATGAAGAATATGATCGCTCTACTCAGTCTATTAATTCTCAAACGGAAGCCTTGAGAATCCAAGCTGGGCAAGTTGGATTGGTTACGTCTGCCTACACATCGTTGGCTAATTCTATTGAGCAGTTCTACTTGGGACTTGGTGAACTAGAAGGATCGAACGCTTTCGATATTCTCCAGTCGGGCGACTTATCCTCTTTGTTATCTGGACTATCTAGTAAGCAAGCTTTATCTGATCTTAAAGGCTCTGGTAAAGGCGGTGCAGAAGGCATTCAGTTTTATAACGAGCGTCTCAACATCCGCCAAAAAGAAACTGAAATTATCGCCGCGCAAACAGAAGCTCAAAAACTTCAATTGGAGCAAGAAAAGAAACTGCTCGAAGACATTTTCCGCATTAAAAAAGAAGGCGGGACAGCCGAAGAACAAATTACCAAATTAATCGAAGCTCAAAACTCCAGATTGAAGGAGCAGAGGTCTTTACGGTCTGGAATTAGTTCTGCTAGAGCAGAAATTCAAGATGAAATGAACGAATTTAGTTCTGAATTCGGCCAAACTGCTACGTTTGGATTTAGAGACGCTATCGGAGACGCTTTAAAAGCTGCGGCAAACAATACTGGCGATTTAAAGAATGCTTTGTTGGACGTAGCTCTTGTCTTTTCTAATAAACTTCGTGATGCGGCCTTAGATAATCTCGCTAATATAATCAACAAGGGTTTAACTGGCGGAGGCAGCGGAGGTGGCAGTGGAGGAGGGATTATTTCTGGTCTTCTTGGATTATTCTCTAAAAAAGCATCTGGTGGCAAAGTCACTGGCGGCTCTGGCAACAAAGATGACGTTCCAACTCTTTTAATGGGTGGCGAATATGTTGTCAATAAAAAGAGCGTACAAAAATACGGCCCGCAGTTCTTTGAAGCATTAAACCAAGGTAGAATTAGTGGCATGGCTTCTGGCGGGATGTTTGACCCATCTTATTCTGGAAAAGCTATTCGCGGGGCTGGAAACTTAAAGAAATTTGCTTCTCAGAATGCAACGTCTGGAGCTAATGATAGAATCATGAGTCTTGGCGGCGGTGCTGGTTCTGTTGAATTGGAACCAGAAAGCGTTAGACTGACTAATTTTGGCCGCGAAAATTCTCCTCTTTTCCAAGCAACTCAAAGCGCAAAAGAGCAGGCTCTCGGATTGGTTTTTGAAGATCAAAGGCTTCAACAGCAATACAAAGACGCTCTCAAATCAAAAGAAAAGGCCGAAAAAGAAAAACTCAATCAATTATACTTGTCGCTTGCAGTGGCGGCGGTTGGCGCTGGATTAGGTTCTCTTGGTAAAAGTGGAGGCTCTCCTGGTGGAGAAGGCTCTCTTTATGGCCAATATAATCTTCCTACCTATGATAAGGGATTGAACTTCCTTGGTTATACGGCTGATAACGCTAGGATTATTTCTCAAGGAGCTACTCGTTCAGTTATTAAGTCGGCGTCTTCTGCTGCCAATGTTAGCTCTGGAACTATTCGCGCCGCAAGCAATCTTAATCTTCCTGTTGGTGGTTTTGACGTTAATAGATATAGTAATCCATTATTCAACTATCGCGCTGCTGGCGGACCTGTTAATGGCAACGGACATGGCGACAACGTTCCTGCAATGCTCACGGGCGGAGAGTTTGTTTTGAATCGCCACGCAAGCAAAAAACTCGGGTTCAGCAACCTTTCTGCCGCCAACACTGGCCAATCTCTCGGTACTTCAGAAGAAACGTCCAAAGAATTAAACGATAGAGTCGTCACCAAACTTGACGAACTTATTCAAACGATTTCCTCTACTGGTGGCGGCGTAAATGTCAATGTTCAGATGGACGGTCAAGGCAAAGCTCAAACCAACGAATCTGGCGACCAAAACGAAACCCAGAGAAACCTTAACCGCCGAATCAAAGACGCTGTTGTTGCCGTTCTTCAAGAAGAAAAAAGATTAGGGGGCGTTTTAAGATGAGCATAAGCACTCAATTAATGAACGCCGAACAATGTTTCTTTTTGAACGGCGAAAAACTTTCTGGATTATCTAATATCTCCATTGGATACAGTAACCCGTTGGAACTTTCTCCGACACTTGGAAACGCAGGATTTGGGTTCATTCTTAATGGCCCAACTGAAGCGACGATTGAATTTAACAGATTTTTAATCGCCGCCGATCCTGTTCTTAATTTCACTGGAGACTCTTCTTTTTCGGGCTCATTTAATTACGGCGGGCGGTCATATTATTTTGAGACTGGATATTTGTCAAGTTATTCTGTGTCGTGTGGAGTGGGACAAACACCAGAAGCGTCATCCAGAATTTCAGTATTTTGCGGCCTAAAAACTGGCGCGGCAATTCAAACCGAACAAGTAGGCGAGGGAGTATTTATTCCAAGCCCAAGAAGCATTTCTGTGTCTGGAATGGACTTCGCTACCAATCGCGTCAAACAATTTAACTATTCTTTGGAAATTGCCAGACAGCCAATCTACTCTATTGAAGGAGGAAGAGCGGCGCAAAGTGTGAATTTTATTTTGCCCGTAAATGTTTCTGCGACGGTAGAAATTGACGCAAGCAACTCAGACATGAGAGAATCGTATTCTTTTACAGAGCAATCGTTTGATAATTCTGTTAATATAAATATAAAGGACAGAACATTAGCCTCAACCATTTTCGATTTTTCGGTTCCAAATGCTGAAGTCGTAGGAGAATCTCTCTCTTCTTCCGCTGACGGCCAACCAACAAAAACAATTCAACTTGCTGGATTCTTAACTTGAGCGAATTATTCTATAATAGAGATAGAAACGTAACGGGCGTCACACCTATTACGGGTTTAGTTATTTCTCCAAAGCAAGGTTCTTCGGTTGTTTTTACTACGCGCGCCTATGAAACAGTTTTCCCTAATAAGGTCAAGGCGAGAATGGGCCAATCTCTCAATTCTGTAAAGGCGGAATATAATCTCTCATTTGGATCAAGAGAAACTGAGGCGGCACAAATTATTGATTATTTAGAGTCGCGAAGTGGTGTTTTGCCAGCGGTTCTTGAAGATGCGTCGAATATCTATCAGACGATTAGCGGATTTGCTGATGAATTTTCATTTTCTACTGCCGCGAATAATAGTTTTGAAACAACTTGTCGATTAGTGGTTGACAATCGTTCATCCAAAACAAACTGGAGCGGATTATCTTTTTTAAACTTTGATTTTCAACAGTGGCAAGCGGGTGAAACAGTCCCAAAATACGCAATCAGATACTTTGAATACGACTCATCCAACAAGTTCAACAACTACTTTTATAGCACGGGCGAACATTTTTCTTCGGCGGCAAATGGTCCATTTTCTACTGGGAGTTTTTGGTCGCAGGATTTGTTTTTTGAACAGGATGTTTCTTTCTCTGTAGGAACACAACCAGACGTGGGAAGGGTAGAATTAAACGGCGCTTTCCCCGTTAGAATCACTGATAAAAAGAACATTCATAATATAGAATCTGCCACCCTGAGATTCTCTAACGTGAGCAGCGAAAAAGCCAAGGCGCTTCTTCATTTTGCGGAAACTAAGTTCGGCGAAACAAAATTTCTTTATCAATGTCCAAAAATTTACAAGCCCAAAGTATTTTATTGTCCAACTTGGCGGCACACTTGGAACTTTTCCACTCACACTATTGAGTTTGACATTACGGAAGACCCACTAGGCATTCTTCCTAGAAATGATTCCCCAACTATTACGTTCACTCAGAACGATGGATGGAGTGATTTGGAGTTTTCCACCCATTCAACCAACGACTTAAACGTAATTTCTTATGATGGTGGAACGAGAGTTTCTGTTGCTAATGGCGAAGTCTCCAAACACTGGGATGACACAAACAGAGAACACACGATTGACGTTTATGGTCCCGTGACTGGAATATCCGTCTCTGATAGAAGAATCAACTCTATAACTATCGGCGAAACATCAAAGCTAAAGAATTTGAGCGCCCCAAGAAATCAGTTGTTATATGCTGACTTGGGATCATGCAGAAAACTTGAGAATGTTAGCCTTGGAAGCAATTCTCTGATAGATTTAACTCTTGACGGGCTGACAAATTTAAAAACCCTTGACGTTTCCAACAACAGAATATCTTCGCTTGACATAACTCAATGTTCCTCATTGACTGGGTTTCTTGGAAGCGGCAATTTATTTTCTTCGGCCCAAATTAATTCTCATCTTGACGCGCTGGTAAACTTTGGCAACTATTCTGGTAATTATGATGTAGCGGATGGAGAATATGTCGATTTTGAAAACAACTCTCCTTTAAGCGGTCAAGGATTTTCTGACGCCGCAATCTTAGGATGGAGAGATTGGACACTTAGCTTTGACAATGCTAAAATTCCTTTCACGCCACTAAATTATTCTCAGGTTGCCGCTCAATACGAGCAAGAATCAATCTCTGGCATCGTTGGCGGTCAATCAATTTTTACATGGGATGATTCTATTGGAAACTATAATGCTAGTCGGTTCGTTGTATCTGACCATGATCGTCCTCAGTATGTTCCTGCCTCGATAGGTCAAAGGTCGGCGTTAAGATTTAATGGGGATAGTTATCTCACGCAAACTGCTTCCAAAAGCTTCGGGCAAACATATGGTATTTTTGCAGTAGTAAAACCATCTAATTCGGGAATGATGGCGGTTTTTTCTGATAGATTTGATCGCGGCCTCTTTATTTCTGGTAATCGTCTTCGCAGCGAGGCTAACTTAACAGATAATAACTTTGGAGAATTGTCTGGCGATTCATGGAATGTGGTTGGTTTTTATAGCAATGGGACAAGTATTAGCGGCGCAGTAAATTCTCAAATTCCCAGCGGCGCATCAAAATCTGCCAATAATCTTACGTTTCCAGGGGTAATTGGCCGAACTTATACTGGAGCATTTGGAAATGGAGCGCCGAAAGCATACTACGGAGATATTTCAGAGATTGTGATTACCAGTGGTGTAACTGACTTTGCCAAGATGATGCGTGATCTTGGCGCAAAACATGGAATCGAAGTGCCGTGAGACAATACCTTAAATCAAACAGCATCCTAATTGGCGTTGACATGCCAAGCGATAGTTACGAAAATCGCAGAGGCATATCGTTCATTGGTTTACAGGACGCCTTTGGGTTTTCCGTTGACGTTCCTCGTTCTGCCGAAAAGCAGATTGGTTCTCAACTCTTTGCAGTGAATGCGGTTTCTTTTGCGCCCGATATTTCTTTTGAGTTATCATTTATTCCAACAAGGAAATTTGACACAGAGAATGTTTTGGGGTTGAATTTCGGGTTTAATCCAACGTTTGAGTCGGTATTTTTAGGCAAAAGCGACGTTTGCTTCAATGTTTACTTGTTTATTTCCACGAAACAATCGTATGACTTTATCAAGCAACTTAGGGATTCTCAATCGTTAAACGGCGTTGAATGTATCGCTTTAGGAAGCTGTTTTCTAAATTCTTATGGGTTTTCAATGAGTGTATCTGATCTTGCTCGGGCAACGGCATCTCTTGTGGCGAGCAACATGGAAGCGAGTGTGATTCAAGATGATAAAGTTCGCATTCCCCAGATAGATTTCCAGACAGGAGAGAAATTTGGGAGTGCGTCATTGGAATTAGATTGGTTGCAAATTGAGAAGGCGTTAGATGAGATTGAACTCATTAACCAACCTATATTACCCACAACTCAAGTAAAATTCAACCTGACAAACTCAAATTTAGATGTTCCGTCAGCAGTTATTTCTCCGCTTTCAGATGCTAAAATTCAGTCTCTTGAATTTTCTGTAAATATACCTAGAGAAACGTCTTATGGGTTCTCTAGTAATTTTCCTTATGGGCGCAAGATAAAATACCCAGTTGAGGGGCAATTAAATGTTTCGACTATTTTTTCGTCTATTAATTCTGGTTCTTTTACTGGGTTAATGGGAACGGAAAGCAAGTATGATGTTTGCTTAGATTTCATCGACCCACAAGAACTATTTTTGAGTGGGCTAAGTTTTGCGGAGTTATCTGGTTATTTGGCGACTGGAGTTTCTGGGGCGACTGGATTTTTCACTAACAGCAGAAGTCTCCTTATTAGCGGCGCAAAATTAAGTAATTGGAGACAGGACTTTCCTATTAATGGATTCTCTGCTTTTCAAGCTGGCATGACTTTTCAATGCACAGAAAGCGGCGGACTGCTTAGTCAGTATGGGACAAATGGTGGCTCTCAACCTTACTGGATGTATAGTTCTGACGCGAGAAAACTGTTTGATAGTTCTGGCGATTTGATGGTTCATGATAATTACTTATATGTCTATGGTCCAGATTGTTCAATTAATTATTTGCTTGATGGCTACGGAAATTTAATGCTGGCTGATAATTGGTCAGAGGAAACCAATTCTTGTCCTTATATCACTCCTCCTTCCGCGCCATCTCCAGCGCCATCCATTCTTTCTCTTATTGATAATGGTTTGGCTGCTCTTATCCAATGGAGTTCGTCATCGGACACGAATTATTACGATGTTGAAATTTCAGAGGATGGAAGTTCATACTCCTCAGTTGGAACAACAGCTTCGACAAGTTATTCCGACTCTTCTTTCTCTCGCGGAAACGAATCGTTCTATTTCTATAGGATAACCGCTTATGGAGACGGAGGAAGCGCCCAAGGAGCAGCACAATCAATTTACATACCATGACCGCAATATTCAATCAACAAACTGTAGAAATTAACTCAATCGGAGAGGTCGAAAAGAGCGAAGACGGCGAAACATTTTCCCCAATCTCCAACGGCGGACAATTTTTTGATTCGGCGCTTTGTCTTTCAAGTGAATTTGAGAATTTCTATTTCTATAAGGGTGATGGCGAAACAATAGTTGTTCCGTGTAAATTAAGTTAAGGTATATGGCTGGAACTTTCGCACTTACAAATTCTGCAACACGGGTTGACCAAGCGGTTAGCGCGGTTCATTCTGGTCTTTTCGTTAATGGAACAGGTGTAGTTTACACGGGAGGCAGTCAGTCAATCAATGGAAACAAAACCTTCAACAACAACCTCGTCGCGGCAGGAAATTTTTCTGCGACTGGTGTTTCTGGCGACTTTCTTCCCTCTGCTAGCGGCGCATCCAATTTTGGTTCCGTGGCTCGGCCATTTAATACAGGGTATTTTGGACATGTTTCTAGTAATTCTGGTAATTTTAATGTCTTAACGGTTGGGACTCTTAACGCTAATTTAAATATCGGCGCAACTGGAATTTCCAATCTTTCTGTCACTGGAACTGGTTACATTCAGAATATTAGAAACTCTGGTAATTCTCTATTCGACGGAACAGTAACTTTAAACGCCGCAATCACCTCCACTGGAAACAACACATGGAGCGGCCAAAATAATTTTGCGGCCACAAATTTTAAATCGCCCGTTTTCTTTGAATCGACTTCGACAACTTCTGGCGCGGCCAATTTCCCTGGTGGAATTTCTTCGGGGCCAATAACTGGAGCAACTTTCTATCAGACAGGCAGTTCAACAATGAGCGGCTCGCTGACTCATTCGGGAACCATCTCTCAAATTGGAAATTCTACCTTTATTGGGAATATTGGCGTCAACGGAACGTCCCTTTTTACAGGGTCCGTGGGAATTACGGGTGGAAACGTCACTATCCGTGCCGCAACGCTTTTAACCACTGGTTCTAGCCCTAGCGACCGCCTTGGGATTGTTCAGAATATTGACCACTCTGGGAATTTGAATACGTCTGGGCATATTTACATATCTCAGACTCTTAATGTCACTGGGAATCAAACAAATCTTGGTGTATTGTCGGTTGCTAATACTGGCTATTTCAACGGTGTCAGAACCACGGGAACAAGCGTTTTAAACGGCTTAACCACAATTACTGGCACAAACAGTATTCAGGGGACAAACTATGTCGCTGGATCAACCAGAGTAACTGGTAATTTTGAAGTGGCCAATACGACTGGGGATGTTGTTTCTTTTGACAGTTATTTCCGTCCTTATATTGTGGCGAGCGGAATTGGAACGTCAAGGGTTGATAATTTGACCATCGCAAATTTCTTTGCTAACGGAACGGCTATTGCTCCAGCTATTGGAACTGGAAAATGGGTTACAACTTATACTGGGCGTATTGGAGAAATTGGCTTGCTTCTCACTGGTTCGTCCAATAGCATCAATGACAATAACGATCTTCCGCTCGGCACTTTTGGGAAAGTATTCCAACTCGTTAATGTCGGAACGAATAGGGGTTATGGAATCTGGTATCCTCTAGGAATTTAATTTGTCCCAGAGTCCTTTAAAGTAAAACCCATACGTAACCATCACCTGCCTAAACCGCAAGGTTGTGAGTTGGATTTTTTGGCCATTTATATCTGAAATTGTCTGAAGCGTTTCATTGGTAATTAAACCAAGATCAAGAGCCTCTTTTACAAGAGTTAACATTTGAGAAAAAACCATTCTATCTGTTTCTTTTAAACCCAGAATGATGTTTTCTGGCGCGACAAGAAATCCATTAGCTGTTTTGTTTAAGAAGTTGATATTTGCTTCGACGCGAAGTTTTTGTTCTTCGGATTGAGAGCTAATAATTTCTTGTTCGGGGCTAATTAGTTCTGTCCAGCCCTTACGAATAAGATTGTTTATTTCGTTAATGTCGGAAGTTTCCCGCGTTAAGGATTGGAAGATTAATTTCACAGCGATGTTGGAAGTGGTAATGTTGGAGGGGTGAAATCTACTGTATAACGAGCGGCTTTTGTGATTCTCATTGGGCCTATTCTTCCAGCAAACGGATTTGCGTCGCCTCTAAAATATGAGCCGATTGTAACGCTGTTTGTGTTGTCGCTTCCCAAGGTAGCACTGTTTGTTGCGGTAGAACCCTTCTGAACGCCATTCAAGAACAGCCTCATAGAAGAACCAGAACGACAAACTGCAATATGATACCAAGCATCAACAGTTAACGACCCAAGAGAAACGGCGTTAAAAATATAGCCGCCGCCATCTGCCGCAAACATATAGAACACCATGTTACTCATGACTCCATCAAGAATCATGTTTGTTTTATTTGCGGAAATATCAATTAGTCGGCTTAAATTGCAAGACCCGCTTGAACTGAACCAACATTCTATTGTAAAATCTCCAGGGAACAATGATCCAGTCCCAGATGCCAAGTAGGCTGAGTCTTTAGGTGTTCCTGCTCCATCCAAAGCCAATGAAGAAGTTTGGCCCGTTGGATAGTAAGCTGTTGTAAGTGCCGCGTCTCCAACATAGGTTATTGTTCCGCCTACTGTGGCTGTTGAAGGTTTTGAGCCATTGGTTCCTTCGTTATTTACTAGATAAGTGACAGAGGCGAAAAATGGATCACCGCTTCCGCCGCCACCTCCAGAAGGAGCGGCCCTAAAAGATTTTCGTCTATGAGGGAGAATTACCATGCGGTTATGCTATTTCCAGTATATTGAAGAGACACGCCAAGAAGGGAAGCGTTTACAGCTAATGTATCGCTAGCATTTGCCACGCTGCGATAGACCCTTAAGTAAAGCATGTCGCCGCTTTGAAGAGTTCCCGTTGGAGTAAACGAGATTGCGTCAGATATATGATGGCCCGTGCCAGTAATGAACGAATCTATGACTTCTACTCCAGTGCTCCATGCGCTGGCCAAACTTTCCCCATTACCAACTCCCAATCCTTGAATGCCCCAAACAACGCCGCCGCTTGCGCCACTTGTTGTCCAATCAAACTTGGCGCGCATTGTTCCAAGATTATAATCGGCAAGCTTTACTTTAAATTGTGCGAAGCCAGTAGTCCCAGCGTCAAATTGATATGTATCGTAGTAAATTCCCGACGTAGAAATGGCAACTGTTGCGGGAGTAGCTCCAGAAACACCTGTTAACATTGCTCCTGCGTCAATATAAACTTCAGATACTCTTGTATTAGTTGAATACCTAAGATCAGCGGCACCCGTGGTTAAAAACGCCCCAGTTTCAGATTGACGAACAACCGTTCCAGTGACAAATGACCCTGTAACTCCTTCGACAGTCGTCAATCGAGTATTTAGCGTGCCCGTCGCTGATTGAAGAGAAGAAATTAACCCTCCTTGGTATCCACTAATACCAGTGACGAAAACCGTCGTAGCATATGGAGACAGATTCGCGGCGACCAAAAATGAACCAGTTTCACTTTGGCGGACAACCGCTCCAGTAACGAATGAGCCCGTAATGCCTTCTACAGTGGAGAGTCTTGTGTTGAGATTTCCAGTGGCAGATTGTAAGGCTGTGGTTTGCCCTTGCAAATGTCCACTAACGCTATTAACTAACGAAGTTGTTGCATAAGAAGATAAATCGACGCCTGTAATATACCCAGACGGATTAGTTATTGGGTAAAACGCTCCAGTTTGTGCTGTGGTTACATAATTGCCTACCGCTTGGTACCCTGTGAGAAATCCTGTATTTCCAGATACGGTAATCGTTGAGCCAGCGACAGAAACGCTATTGTTGCCCGCGCCCGCGATTGTTAAAACTCCAGATAGTCCGTTAAGACTTCCAACTCCTGCGCTACTAGCAGAAATCAATCCTTCTAAGTATCCGCTTACTCCAGTAACATATCCAGTGGTTGCGTATGACGTGAGACTAGAGCTAGTGATAAATCCTTGAGGATTTGAGGCCGCATAAAATTGTCCAGTCTGAGAGGTTGTAACAAAATTGCCAGTTTCAGATGGGCGAACAACAGAGCCAGTAGCATAATTACCAGTTTGGCCATTCAACGTAGTGATTTGCCCCTGAAGATAACCGCTTGTTCCTGTAACATATGCCTGCGTGGCATAAGTTGATAAATCGGCAGCGACAAGATAATTACTAGGGTTAGACGAACGAGGATAGAACTCTCCCGTGTAAGCTCCAGTGGCGCTTTGAAGAGCATAACGAGTATCGGCGGCACCAGTAGTTAAAAACGCGCCAGTTTGGGATTTCAGGGCGAAATTTCCAGTCTGATTATTGATGTTTGTAACCTGAGTCTGTAGGTATCCGCTAATTCCAGTCGTAGAGACAATCGTGGAATATGGGGACAGGGCAGATGACGTAATGTAACCACTTGGATTGCTAGTGGGATAAAAGACGCCCGTTTGTGACGACGTAATAAAGTTTCCAGTTTGGCTATTCGTTACGAAAGAACCTGTCTCATTTGGACGAACCACTGACCCAGTAACATATCTGCCGTCAAGAGAGACAACAACGGTTCCAGCATCACCCGTTCTATTAAGGGTGAGATTGCCATCCGCCGTATTAAAAGACCCAGAATAAATATAAAGATCATCTCCAGCGTCGCCCGTTCCTTGTAAGTCAATGAACGAGCCGCTGATTACAGAGCCGTCAGATTGATAAAGGTTAATGGTTTTTGTGGACGCTCCGATGATAGAGATTCCAGTGGTAGATGTCCCGCCAGCTTCACCAGAGAGAAGGAAGCCTGTGCCTTCAAATGTGGGGCGTTGATTAAAAGCTGTTGGCCCTTCTAAAAAGATGCCATTTGAACCCCGAACAACAATCGTTTCTGCTCCGCTTGTTGTGGCGGCAAACCCTATTGCTATTGATTGATTGCTAGCTATAGAATTAGCCTGCCCAAAAACAAATGAGTCTTGATAATAATTTAAATTTGTATTATTTGTCCCAACGACAACACATGACCCAAGACTACTCAAGGCGTTTGATGACCCAAGTACAATGTTGTTTGCTGATAAAACGTCTAAGCTATCGTCTGGCAGAGTTAAGGTGTTGCCCTGCCCAATTATAGTATTACTTTCATAAACTGGCTGCGTTGAAGATAACGAACTAGCTCTATTTAATGAATTAGATTGGCCGAATATGCTATTATTGAATAATATTGATCCATCAATAGTGCTATTCGATCCGAAAATATTATTGTTATAAGACGCCTCTATAGCATCAGCATTTGGGCCAATAGAATTATTTTTACCTCCAAGAATATAGTTTCCAGAGCCATATATGTTATTGCTTTGGCCGATCACAGATTGGTTTGGACCAATCAAAGCGTTTCCGCTTCCAAAGTTTCCAGATGGGGCCGTAATAATTTTTGTAAATATTTTTTGGCCGCTAATTGTCTGAGCGGACCCTTTATCCACAAATTCTCCAGTATTAGACGGCCTCACAACCGCCCCGACAACATACCCGCTAGGATTAGAGTTTAATGGATAAAACGAGCCTGTTAACGCTCCAGTCTGAGAAGACGCAAGAAAGCTCCCTGTCTCAGTCTTGGAAACATATCCTGTCAGATAACCTGTATTGGGCGCTGACGCTTCGCCCGACAAAAGAATTCCTGTCCCATTGACCGTTGGCCGCGAAGAAAAGTTTTTAACGCCACTAATGCCTTGGTCGCCAGTAGTAAACACTACATTACTAGGAAAAGTAATCTGACCACTCACGTCAAGAACGTCTTGGTGGGTAGCATACCAAGTGGCTAATGAATCGCTTCCGCTAGGAGCGTGCGTAGTATTGTGCGCTACCAACCCCTGTGTTAGGGTAATCGAATTAGTATTCGGTGGCTCAATCGTGATTGTAATGTCGGCCATATTAGTGAAGAGTTAAGCCGCCTTCTGGAATAATTTCTCCCTTGATAATTCTGAGGGTTCCAGTATTGGGAGGAATGATATAAATTTGCTGTTCCAACGGAGCGTTTGATAAATTAGCCGTCTGTTCTGCTGTAAGACTCATATTTACAGTCCCAGAGGCGGCGGAAATAATTTCAGCGGTCCATGTTGCTTCTATGTTTTTGTCCCAGGTTCTTTGAATATATCCAGAGATTAAGTATCCAGACAAGGGATATTCTTCACTACCCGAACTGTTAATATCAAAAGACCACGAATAGGCCGCGCCTCTTTCGATTGTCCGTGAGCCTGTAAGGGAGTAATTTCCTGCCGCCATATCAGTAAATTACACTGATTCTCAGTGAACTAAATCACGCTCGATGTGAACAACTCAGCAATTTTATTTTTGTGGCGCTCAAAACTCTCTAACCCAGAGAAATGACCAAACGACCTGCTCATTTTTTCCGTCAACTCAAGAATCTTTCGGGCGCGAACACCTTTGTAAATATAAACCTGCTTTATAAATTCCATAATTAGGTCATAAAACTTCATCACCTTAATTATTTTTGCCGCCGCAAAATATTCCTCGTTGGAGAATTGTCCATGTCCTTTGTAGAGATTGACGATTTCAGCCTCAACAGATTCATGTAAGAAGAACTCGTATTTAAGACCTAGAAGGTCAATCAATGGATGCCCCCGAAAAGAATGATCAAAGTTTATAAATTTTACTCCGTCGCTAAGAATTAAACGAGAAGGAGTAATTCCTCCGTGGAGATATTCTTTGGATTCAAGAACTGGAGAATATAATCTTTTGATTTCCTCTGATAAGTTATGCAGTTCAGTAATGCAGATTTCGCCCGCCTCTTGGTCCTTGGAGAAGTCTATTGTTTCGATTTTTTTAATTGCTGCGTCTGAAACATATTCGTCGGCAAGAAATTCAGAGAACGAGCGGCATTCTGAAGATTCTGTGTTGTGGAGGGAAATTAGCCCATCAACAAAAGACCCCTTGTTTTTATAAAGGAAAGACTTGCCAAGCTCTGAAATGCTTTGGCCGTGAATAAATTCTTGAACTGAATATTTGGCGTTCCAACTTTTTAATTCGCCGCAAGAATAAATAATTGGTGTCTCCAAATTTAACCATGATAGTGCGCCCGCGTCTCTTTCTATTGTCTGGTCTTCGTCGTCAAGGGTGATTTTAACGCAGAATTCTCCTCTCCAAGTTTTGCAATGGTAAGAATCGTAGTTGTCGTTATTATCAATGATTCTTGATAGTTGAATCTCCCCAAGTTCGTCTCTTGCAAAGATTTCAGCTAACATCTTTTTTTCGATGGCTGAAGGCTCTGCGTTTTGAGCAAAGGCGTAAACTTTTTCGCGGAGTAGATTTTCAAGGCGCATGTTTATATTAAACAAAAACCCCGACTCTCCTACGAGAATCGGGGAAACATTTGCTGCAAGAGTCTGACTTCTCACATTTTCCGTTCTGGGTTGGGGTCAGACCAAGCGACCCAGATTGGTGCGGCACAAATTAGTTTTTTGTTTTCTGGCGTCCCAGAATTAGTTAAAACAGTCGATCTTGTTCACCTGGAGGATGGTCGAGTAATTAACCCGACGCATTTCATTATTGTTTCGGTCAAAAACGAGGGCTGATTTTGGCATTAGTTTACGGAGTTGGGCATTGATAATTCCACCCTTGGTATTAAGGGTAAAGAATTGACCACGGGTGGATTTCAGGGCTTGGGCTGTGTTCATGTGTGTTTGTTTTGGGTTATTAACGCTTATAGTAGGCAGATTTGCTTCTTTTCAGCGTCAAAAGTTACTGTGATTTGTTTCGGGCGATTCTGGATGATGTATTTTGCCAGCGGCACTTCAATTTCTCTCCGAATCGTCGCCTGAACATTACGAGCATGAGAGTCCTCTTCTTTCAGTTTTTTGAGAAGCGAAACTTTTACGCTATCGTCAATAGTTACCAGAATATCGGATGCCAGCTTCTGAATTGTGGAAGACAGATACTTATTGAGAATCTTTTGCAACATGTCATCTGTCATGCTATTGAATACAACAATCTCATCAAGGCGGGCCAACCACTCAGGCTTAAATTCTTTCTTTACGGCGTCTAAAAACCCCTGGCCATCTTTCTTACTGTCAATAAAACCAACGGAAGACTTGGGAGCGCCAGCACCAATGTTGCTTGTTGCAATAATTATGGTATTTGTAAAATCTACTCTATATCCTTGGCCATCAGTAATATATCCGTCATCCATGATTTGGAGCATAAGATTGAGAATATCGGGGTGTGCTTTTTCTACTTCGTCAAAAAGGACTACGCAGTTTGCATTATGTTTAACGAATTCGGTAAGCCTTCCCCCGTCTCCATAACCAATATATCCAGCAGATGTTCCAATCATTGAAGACGCTGAACCTCTTTCTTGGAACTCTGACATGTCGAGTTTTAGAAGATTTTTTTCGTCGCCAAAAAATGATAGGGCGAGTTGTTTTCCAATTTCGGTGTTATGAGTCACAATAAAGTCATCTGTAATATATAATGAATTAGGAGATGACACTTTGATGCACTTAACTTCTTCTTCGCCAAGAAGATTCACAGATTTAAGTCGAACTTTTAATTTGGTGCCTTTTAATGGATTTTCATAGCTATAAATAGTGGGAATTCTGTCTCTTTTTCTTTGGAGTTTAAAGAAAATTGACGGAGTTGCGTGCCTAATTGACACCCTAAAATGCTCTCTACCAACTCTTTTCTCTCCTTTGTATGTATAAGTTTTCCTGATAGAATAAGAGTAAAAATTGGCTACAGCGCCAATACTCCACGCCAATCTTTGAATATCTTTGGCTAATAGAGATGATGATGTTGTAATAGAAATGGAGCCATTTTTACTAATTGTGCCATCTGTGTCGAGAATACCATTAAGAATATCTAATCTCTGTTGAAAACTGCCATTCATGTATTGCTCTGGAATAAATTTTTCCCAACTCCTTTTATGCAGAAGCCCCAAATTTTCCAAATCAACTTTGATTTGAGTTAAAACTACCCCTTTTTTATTCTGTCTATTTGTCAGAGGTTTTCTTTCTCGGAAATAGAAATCGTAATTATCCCCTTTCTCTTTTACAATTTCTTGGTTCGGACCAATTAAACTTTTACAATTTTCTATAATCTCAGGATCGTTAGAGCTAAGTGCAATGGTCCTACCAAGGCAACCATCTCCGATAAGAACTCCTAAAACATATGGGTGGATTGGTAAGTCTGCGTTGTTTGAACAATCATTATGAGATTGATATGGCAACTCGATGTATATATTATTTCCTTTGTCTAAAAGAGATTTGACATCTAATGTATTTAGAATTTTCCATCTTCCTTCCCCCTTCTTCCAATTGCAATTATAAACTCTCCAGAGGTGGTTGTCTGATGCTGAGCAAGTTCTACCGTCCATTGTTTCGATTTTAAAGACTTTCTGAGGCGTCTCTTGAGGAAAGACGGCCTCTACAATCTGTTCCTGGCCAAACACATCTAATATTTTATCCCCAACGGAGATTTCGCCCATTGTCACCCACCCTATTTTAGTTTTAATTTTTGAGTATAATGGCTGAGCCTTCCCGACAGAACTTTGTCCTACGAAAAGGAATTTTGCCAGCGGCTTATTTTTCTCTCTTAGTCCAACCTTAGAGCAAAGAAGAACGTCCATTACTTTGTCAATGGCGTGATCCTGCCCAAAAACCTGTTCCTTAATGCGTTCACGAATTGTTTCGACGCTGCTATTTTGTAACTGTTTGAGTTGGTTTTCAGTGATTCCATGCTTTTCAGCGAATGTTGAAACCGCTTCTTGCGCTGAAATAACGGGAACGGTAGTATCTACACGGTTCATCCATTTATTAAAAGCCTTACCATATCTCTCAATAAGAGACTCCATTTTCTTATAGAGCGGCGAATCTTTTTCGGCAGTTGGGTCAAATGTTTCGGCTAGTTTGTTTTCCAGTTTTGTTAAACTTTCGGGCCGCACAAAATGTTTATTTTTTGCCCTTGCTCCAAGATGATCAAGAAAATCGAACGCTTTTTCTGGAAACTTCTTGTATGGAATAAACTTTTCGCACAAGTCCAGGATGGTGTCGATTGTTGAAACTGGCAAATCTACATGATGATAGTACTCAAGTTCAGAAATTGAATTGATTAAAATGGCCCGCGTTTCTTCTTTTGAAGGTTCTGATACCTTGATAACCTCAAATCTTGAGAGGGCTGATTCTTTTTCAACTCTTTTGTATTCTCCTTGTGTGCAAATGCCAATGACTGACACCCCAGGTTTATCTAGGATCGGGCGAAGCAAATTTGCGATTTCAGATTTGCTACCTTTTGTTTCTCCATCGAAAGCTTGACTGAAGTTATCAATTACCAACACGCATTGACCATGTTCTTCGGCTTCTTTAATGAGGTTGACGAACCTAGATTCCAGTGACCCAAACATCGCCGTGCCAGCCATCATTTTTGATAGTTCCACAAGGAAAAACTCTTTACCTTTGAGAATTTCTGAAGCGCCGCCAGAAAGAATTTTCTCAATTGCCCCTTGGACGATTGTTTTGCGGCCAACTCCAGGTTCTCCAATAAGTAAAACATTGGATTTCTTTTGGCGGCAAATGATGTCTAGGATTTGGTTGATTTCCTTTTCGCGGCCATAACAGAATGAGTCGTCGTTTGCGACTTTTTCGTTTAGGTTGATGCAGTATTGTTCAATGGTGGGAAAATCTGGTTGGAGCATTTCATTGGATAGTTCTTCTCCTCTTTGATCCTCAAGAGTGAGCCATGTCTGCATTCTTTCAATGATTGCGTCAATTGGAAGTTCTGCGATTTCTGCCCATGCGCGAATCGTGACAGATGAATTAAGGAGTTGATGGAAAACGTGCTCTACATCCACAAAACCAAACTTTAGGTCGTTCGCTGAGTCCTTGCTATATTTGATGATTTGTGCGTATTCTTTTTTCGCCGTTTTTGTTTCGACGCATCCTGGGACTACCTCTGGCAACTTACCCAAACTAATGACAATGGCATCAGGATTTAAATTGAACGACTGAAACAGCCGCCGATACTTTTCTAACCCGACGATTTCAATGAGAAGATCAACAACATTTTGGGGGCGATTAAATTTTTTGGCGCGGTCATTGGCTTTTTGGATGATTGATTCTAGTTGTGGGGCTTGGGTTAGTGCGGGAGGCATGTGGATAGATTAGTCTGGGATGGTGATTTCGTCAACGACTTTATTATAGATGGAATTGATTGACCTTTCGTAGCGGGAATTGTTTTGATGAGCTTCTTCGATAGCGGAGAATAATTGCTCTTTGGACTCGAATCGTTTACATACTACGTCTGTTCCTGTGTGAGAAGCCATAAGATCATCCCTTAGTTCTTTTAGATTTGGCGTAATATAAAACCACAAGAACTTCTGTTTGGCGTAAAACCATTTGCCAATGTCATTGCCTGTTTCGTAGATTCTGTAGGTGGTCATATTAAGAGTCAATCAGTTCCGCCGCAATTAAATCCTGTGGCAAAATCCACGGAATAGGATAGTAGGTTCCATCCCAAGGAGGGTGTTCTTTGATCCACTCTTCTGCCTCTTGTTTATTGTCCCAGAGTAAGGTGGAAAGTCTGCCGCTTGCTACTCCCCATACGGAATGATACGCGGTCCATTTATTATTATTTGCCGTGGTCGGAATTTTAATCGTCATATTAAACCTCCTTCTCTGTAAACTGTGAAGACTCTACTGCTGCGTCAAAAATTAAAGCGGCAGCTTCTGTCATTTGAATTTCCAAATTTGGGTAAATCCAAAAATTTGGCCGCTGTTCATGATCATAGATTTCCTCCATTGCGGATTGGATTGCTTTGTTTAGGATTAGTTTTAGTTGTAGGTTCATGTTAAAAAAGGTCTTTATCTTCTACTGTTGGAGATTTAAGAATTTCGACAACTTCTTCCAAAAGCTCTGCAAGTTGTTTATGATTCCATTCCGTCATTTTCAAAGCTGAAAATGATAATTTGTGACCGTTTTCATCAGTAATATGTATTCTCATGAGTTAAAGTTTATTATTGGTTTTTCAAATCTTTTAGTTTCAACGCGATACGTTCGTCCATAATCTCCATGCTGTCAACAAAGATAACGTCTTTATTTTTCTTGCCCACGATAACAAGGATATTCTCTTCTTTCGGTAGGATATTGCCGTTCTCCACATACTCAGAGAATTTGCGCCCCTTGGAAGTATCCATGAACAAACACCTCACTCGGCCTGTTTCGTCAGATAGCTCCAACGACAAATATGTTTCGCCTGTTTTCTTGGATTTGACCTTTTTAACATCTTTGCCGACTACTCCAACAATGCGAACTCTGTCATTATCCTCTAGCGAGGAAACTTCAAATACGGGCGTAAAAGAGTTTTTTGGCTCGTCAAAAACTTCGCGCAAGTTATAAGAGTATGAATATCCTAAAAGTTTGCGCTCGAAATACCAGTTGCAAAACTTATGGTGTTTGATGTTTTGGTCGTAGATTTGTTTGAATTTGCTGTGTTCTTCTCGGAGTTTTGTTAGTTTCTTTTCTGAGAACACTGGTTTGCCCTTAGCGTTCATGATTTTACCAGCGGCAGCATCTCTTAAACCAGCGAAAACATCGTAACCGTGGTCTTCTCCACATTCGACTAAAGCGGCGCGTTCTGTCGGTGTTAAAGCGTTAAACATTTGCGCCTCAAGAATTGTCAAGGGACGATCTTCTCCGAATGAATCAAGACATCCAGCTTGGATTAGTCCACAGAGAATGTTGATGGCCATCCCCGAGTCTTTGGCGTTGCAGAATAGTTCGTATTTGTTGGACGATTCTTTGCCGCGAAAATCTAGGAGGTTGTCGATGGTTTTTTCAGACACTCCCTTCACAGATAGAAGACCAAAACGCAAATCCTTTCCTTCGATGGAGAAATCTTTCTGGGACTTTGATAAATCTGGCGGCAGAAGTTTCATCCCGAATAAAGGAAGTTCTTGAGTGATCTTGAGAATTTCGCCAAAGGAATCCTGTTCGTGTTTGGTCATCTTTAACAGCGCCAAGAAAAATTCCTGCGGGTGATTAAATTTGAGGAAAATCGTGGCAAAAGAAAGCATACTGTACGCGATTGAATGTACAGCGGCAAATTGATAGTTCGCGCTATCAGACATAACCTTCCAAAGGACTTCGGCAACTTTGGGGTCAATACCATTTTCAGCCACTTTATCTTTCAACTTCTGTTCCCACTCTGGCATTTTATCAACGAGCTTTTTGCCAATGATTTTTCGGATAGTCTCACAGGTTTCTAAATCGAATCCGACCTTATTAAGAGCCTTCAACACCTGTTCTTGGAAGATACATAAAGAACCAGTATCCTTAAAAACATCGTCAAGGAACGGATGGAGACTTTGAGCTTCTCCAGTTTGAACATACTTAGCGTATTGACCAGCAAATTGCATAGCTCCTGGCCTACTGAGGGCATTGACAGCGGCTAATTGAGCTAGGTTTCTTGGCCTTACATTTTGGCAAATTCTATATGTGGCATCCGTCTCTATTTGGAACAACCCTTGCGGCGCAATTAAATTTTGAAGCGGCCAATACTGACTTTCATCATCTGGATTAAAATCCTTCATCGTCATTCCTAGATGTTTACAGCAATCAGCTACAACAGTCAGCGTTTTCAGTCCAAGAATATCAAATTTCACAGCCAATGCCGCCACATCATTCATCTCCAATCCAGAAACAAGCTCCCCTTCTTTCGTTCTCTGAACTGGCATAACGTCTTGAAGAGTTTTCGCCGAAATAGCAATTCCAGAAGCATGAACCCCAGTATTTTTAATAAGCCCCTCAAGTTTTTTGGCGATTTTAAATGTGATTGGGTGTTGTTCTTTGAGTTCTCTCAATTTTTCGGATTCTTTGAGGGCGTCCTTTAGGTCAAGAGGGATGTTGAATGCCTTGGGGACGTTATCACTGATATAATTGACATCTTCTTCAGACAGTCCTTCAACAATCTTACCGCACTCACGGAGAACGGCTTTACTTGAGAGGGTTCCAACCGTCAGAATCTTAGAGGTTCGGCCCGTATGTTTTGATTCAATAAACTTGATAACTTCTTGGCGGCGATCATAAGAAATGTCAGAATCTACGTCAGCGAGTAATGACCCGTCAAGATAAGTTATTCCGTCATCTCCAATTATTTTTTTGGCGCGGCTTTTAGAAACAAATCTCTCAAAAAACAGATTGTATTTGATAGGGTCAACGTCTGTGACATGAGTAAGATACAGAACTAACGATCCGCCACATGATCCTCTTGAGAAACCCTTGGGGATATTATTTTCGATACAGAAACAATGGACTTCCCAGTTTAAGAGAATATAATCAACGAAACTCAATTCTTCAAACGTCTCAAGTTCTCTTTTTACTCGGGCGTAGTATTCTTGAGCGTTATCTAATTTATCAATGCCCTTCTCTTTAATTCCTTTCCAGCAGAGGCGGCGAAGAAATTCATAATTGGAGACGTTATTGGAAAGACCAAGTTCGTCATAGAATCTTTGGTCGATAGAAATACTTGGGAGAATACAGCCCTGAGCCAAGGGATTTTTATACGGTTGAAAATTTTTAAACATATTCGTCTTATTCTACATGATCCACAACCCGTCGTCAAGAGTCAAAATCAACTCCAACCCAAGAAACTCTTTTTTGCGCCGCTCAAAAACGTCTTGGGTTTCTGTGACTATCCAATTACTTTGGGAGAATAAATCTTCAATTTTCCGCCAAGCTCTGGGGCCAGCAAACAAAGTTGTCAAGCATGACATGTTGACGTGATAATATCTGTCTCTAGCGTTGAGAACAATATCGACTATCGACTTATCTTCATAACCGTAAACCCAATCCCTCATCTCATGATTCCATCGGCGAAAATAAACCTGCGGCCAATCTTGGTTTGAATTTAAGATTGTCAAATCTCTACCTCCCAAATCTGCTTCATGAAAATATCGCGCGTCATTCTTGCATCTTCGACAGCTAAATGATGTTTTGTCCTATCGTAAAAGAACCCGTTTGCTTTCATCAGATATTCTAGTGATGTTTTTATTCCTTTTTCTCTGGTATTCATAAACTTCATTTGCCAGCAAAGCAAGTCGTCACGATCTACTGACTTAATGCCCTTCTGGATGGCGAAAGCCAATGCGCGAGTGTCGATGGTTCTTTCGATAAAGCTCCAGTCTGGTTTTAGGCCGAGTTCTTGTCTCCAGTTTTGGAGAATGAAAGCGTCAAAATTAAGTATATTTTGGCCTACGATAATTGTTGACGGGTCGTAAAGCATCTCGGCAAATTGCTCGTAGCATTTTCGCGCGTCAGTGGCTTTTTGGCGGTAGTCGTAGTGGTTAAAACGTGTAATGATTGCCGCCTCTTTACCCACGTTTAAATCGGGCCACCAAGGGTGCAATTCGCCCTCCTTGATAACTTCCTTGCCGCGAGATAAAATATACCCAACCTCCCACGGTCTGTCTCGATGGTCGGGGCAGTTAAAAAGGGCAAGGTTCTCAGTTTCCGCGTCCCAGAAAAGAAAATGTTTGTTCTTATTGAAGCGTAATAAGTTATCAGTCATCTAAATGTTTGGACAGTTTATTGTGTTGGCCCCAGATTCCATTTACTTCTTTTACCAAGTCATTCTGTTTGGCCTTTATGGCTTGTTTCTTTGATCTGTAGAGATTAGATATTCTAAAGAACCTCTCTTCGGCGAGATACACATATTTATTGTTATCGCAAACATGGGTGATAGGCATTTCTCTTGGCCGCATTGTAAAATCTTCAATGAACCAAACAAGTTGGCCGAGCTTTGGGTTCTTGATCACAATATTTGTTCTTCTGGTGTCACTATTCTTAACCATTCTTCACGAACGTTTTGTCCGTCATTAGTCTTTCCATTAACATACGAACTGGCGATTGTCAACGCATCTTCAAAAGATTCGGCGTAATCTAATTCTGTCCATACGCCACACTCGCGGAATTCGATATTCCATATTTTAGGGGTTAGCATTTTCTAATTCATTCCCCCCATGCGTCCCAACCTTCAAATTTATCGCGCGCAAAAAGTTCTATTCTTGGAATATCTCCGCAGAGTTGAACAATTCTATCCCTGACTTCATCTGGCTTTTTAGAATGTTTGGCTTTTTTGTGCAGACATATTTGCCTTACCTTCTTTGAATTTCTCCAATATTTTCCTTTCCTGCCTATTAAACAGTATTCTGCATTGGATAATGTATATTTCCCAAGACCATCTCCACGCACTTCATCAGAAGCGTTTTTCGTTTTTACCCATACAAATCCGACAGTTGCGTATTTAAAACCCCATGATTTAATTAAATCAAACCCTTTCTCTAAAAATGGAGATGTGACCCAAAGAAAAAGATAACAATCTTTATCTGAGATTGATCGTATGTCTATACCCTTCAAATCTTTTAAAGATAAAGACTCATAATGTTTTTCAGTTCTTCCCCACCAGCCTTTGGGGTTTTTTGTATTTCCGTAATCCCAAGGTGGATCAGCGTAAATAATTTGATATTTTTTGTCTGGGAGGGGTGCAATATTAGACATTTTCTAGGTAGCTTTCCATGCAAAATTCCGCGCTACAAAATCCATCTAATTCTGGCTTCTCTAATGTTTGTTTTTTTCCTGGCTTGCGGTCAGTGATGATTTTATAAGTGCAAAAGGCGGCGATGTCTTCTCGTTTTTCGTAGTATAGGGTTTTGACTTCCTCGGTGGGGAAATTATTTGTCGCAGCGAAAGAAATTACTTTGCGGCGCAAAACTTCGTCTATTGGCAGCAGGTTATTTTCAAGGAATACGGTTGGTGTCGTGAAACCTAAATGAGGAACACAACTTTGCAAGTAAAAATTGTTGCGGTGGACGAATGAATCATAAAAGGGAATCGCCAACTGTAAATTCTCGCTCCACTTTTCGGCGAGGAAATTATAATCAAGGAACCCATCTGATTCAGTATGAGCGGCGGAATAAATTTTCATTAGTTCGCGGCACCCTTCGTCGTTCATGGCGAAGATGTTGATTTTGTGGGCGGAGACTTTTTTGTCCTCCTCGGTTCTGTCGTTACAGATAGAGAAGCGAACGCCAAACACCAATTCAATACCCAACTCTTTACTAATGTCGCAAGCAGTCTTAAACCCTACCATTTCGTCATCTAGGATAACGATGCGTGAAAGATTATTTTTTAGCGCCGCATCAAAAATTGAAGGCGGGCCATCGTCAGGGGATTTTCTTGGCTTTTCTAAGGTCCAAAGTCCCTTGCGGGAGTAGGTTGTTCGGAAGATTGGGGTCATGGATAATATGTCGAGTTTCCAGCGTTCATTTCCTTCAATTGCTTGATACAGTCTTTCATGTCTTTAATCTCCTGTTCTAACGTTTCGGCCCACATTTTGTTCTTTGTTATGGTGCGTCCATAAGCAATATCATGTTCGTCAAGAGCGGATTGGGTATTTTCAATGCCCGCTTCTAGGCATGGGATGATTTTGTAGATTAGGTCTTTTTTGATTGACCAGATTTCGGGTTGATATTCTTGTATTGATTTATCAGGCTGGCAGTGGAAGTTTTCGTCTTTCATATGTTAGATTAACCCTGTTTACTAAGTGTGTCAACTTCTTTTTTGAAATCTCGCACAACCAAGGTAGTTTTTTTCGACCCAATTAAATTGGTCATGGGGATATTTGCCCTCAAACTTCTCACGGTCTTCGATAAAACATGATGCGGTGAATTTATTTTCGGCGTCAAAAATATGGTAGTAGTTGAATGGGTACTTAAACTCGCAGGCGAACATTACTGTGCCGTCTTTTTTAAGCTGCCCTGGATAAGTAGATCGTCCACACATTAGTTGTTTGCAGAATCCCTCTTCAGGTTTCGGCATTCCCTGATCATAGGCAAAATTCTCTACAGCATTTTCTTCCTTAAAATTTTCGAGGTATCTCTGATAGTCTGCCGCTTCGTATTCAAAGCCAGAAATTTCTTCGGGCGAATAAGTCAAGGTTATAAGACCTCCTCCGTTGTGGTCCCATTCTTTTGTTTCGCGGCCTCGATAAATTCTTTTGGTCCATTCTGATTCTAAGGTGCAATCGAATTTAAGGAAAAGAAACTCAACAATGATTCTGGTAACAGGAACTTCTTTAATAATTTCTCTAACAGCGAGGCTATAATCGCTAGCTTGAACGTTCTCATTTGAAGCTTCATGCCCGCTATAAACCCCTTTCGAGCTTTTGTAATCTCTCACTAAGATCGTGCCATCTGCATAAACAAACAGCCTGTCAATAAATCCCCTAATTTTGTAAAACTCTGGCCGCTCAATTAAAAAATCCCGCTCTGTATATGTAGCGATGGGAGTTCCATATTTTAGGCCATAAAAGTCTGAGCGTAGCCCATTCAACACAAAAGACTTGATTTTTTCAATCGCCGCTTCTGGTTCAAGTTGTTCTTTGTGGACTAATTTGTAAGCTAGATGTTTAACTCCCTTGACGGCGAAAATGTCTTCTTTGTTTAGAATCTTTTCGACGTATTTTTTACGTTTATCAGTGGCGAGGCATTCTAGGATGACGTGACAGCACGAACCGACCTTCGACCCGTCATTGCCACGTTGAGGAAGATTATCCAAATACGAACACTTGTACTTCCAACTGCAACCTAACGCCGTTTTTACCTTACTGGCAGATTGGGTGATTAAAAATGGCATTTTAGTATGTGTCCTCGACATCTTCCATCCATAGAATTTTTACAGATGATGCCGTAAAATCTAACTGGTCCTCTATGAAGGTTTTGCACGCCTCTTGTTCTTCTTTTGGAGACTCGTAGCCATCCATGCTTAGGTCGATTAGGAATTTCATAGTTTTTTCAAGAATTTTTCCATGTTTAAGGTTTTAAAATACTCTCTGTTCTTATCCACAAAATCTTTTATTTCGGCGCGAGAAATTTCTTTGCCGCCGCCATCTTTTTCTGACCACGACCATTTTTTAATGTCGGCCCCAGATTGGTGCATGTCTCCAAGGTCATTCAGCGTAGGAAGTTTAATTGTCAGCCTCTCAATGGGGAAAATAGCCGAGAGTTTTGCCATGGTTTTAATTGCGGCGATTTGGCCATGATTGGTTTCTTGATTGTAGTCATTGTTTTTGGAGATGACGATTTTCTCTGGGTCTTTCGACAAAAGGAACGCTTGGACAGCGGGTGAGCAGGATAATCCAAAGTCCACGATGTGATTTTCCATGCCATGCTCAGTCATCGCAAGAGAGTCTCCAATACTCTCAACAATAAAGATTGTCGCTGATTCTTCGATCTTCTCTTGACACTCCTTAAGCTTAGGCAGGTAGAATGGATAAATCCAAGAGTTCTTTTGGCCAATGTGTTTCCACTTAGGAAAGGTTGAATCTTCTTTCCAATCTAAAGAGCGACCTGAAAATCCCACAATCTGCCCAAACTCATCCCAAACAGGAAAAACAAAGCGCCGCAACATTTGTCCGCTTTGAGCCAAGCCAAGTTGATATTTTGCCTGAGTGTCAACAGAAATTCCACGCCGCTTGTAGAATTCATAATTGGGGAACAACCTTGATAGGTCTTTAGGATCGTAGGTTCGGGGCATATTTATTTTTGGCCGCTCTTTGGTTTTTTCAACTAGGATTTTGCCGCTTACATATTTGGCAATAATCTTGGGGTCGCGGGTTTGTAGCGTCTTAGATACGAGTTCAGAGAGGGAAAATGTTGAATCATCAACAAAATCTTTGCACCAACCAGTTTCTTTGTTGACGGAAAGAGACGTAGGATTGCCGCCTTGCCTGTATAGAGCCTTCGTACGGAGGTATTTGCCCATCTCTTGGATTGGATGATAGGCGAGAGATTCAAGCACTTCACGGACCTTTCCTGGCTCATATTGGAACATTTTAATCACTTGAGAAGGTCGGGGTTCTCGAAAACATTTCCAACAACTTCCATTAAATGCCACGCATAAGACGCCGCAGAATATTTCCTACTCCACCTCTCCTCGTCGCATTATACCGCAGAAACAAGAATGTCGGCATATTGCTCTTTGTCATATTCGCTCATTCCGTCGTAGCGGTAATCTACAATGTCGCCTTCGTAGATTGGGGTTTTGTTTTTGTCATATAGGCCAGTGAATTGAGAGAATTCAAACTCTTCATAAAATCCCTGTTGAAAAAGGGGTTTTTGATTAAGGTTGAATTGGCTTGCATCCATCCAAAACTGATTCTTTAAATTCCAAACCCTGAACTTAATCTCGCGCATAGTATTTTTCTTTTGTTTTTTCGCTTTTCATACAATGAGGACAAAGGTGATGATTTGTTTCGCCCTCCATTCTTGTGCCGCGTTCAGAATGTAAGTTACAGACTTTCCATTCGTCAGGCAAAATAACTTTTTCTTTGCGGCCTAAAAATTGCTCGAATATTTGCTCATATCCGCACGCATCGCAGAATAGTCTAAAGGTTTGGAGTTTTTTGATCATTGGCTGTTTTGTAAATCGTAAATTTTAGCCTTGAGTTTTTCGATTTCTTCTTTTAGAGGTTTTTGAGCGTCCTCTTTAATTGAATGATAGAAATAACTAGCTACAGCCTCATCATCATCCGTGTCAACTTGCATTCCAAGTCTTCCCCATGAATTTTCAGAAGCATTATGTCCTCCGTGCCAATAAGCCAGTTTTGCGATTACGCTTGTTCGGGATGGTTCTTTTTTCGTCATAGTATTAAAAATCTGGGTTACTATTCCTCGGTTTTGGGCCACTGTCAAGGTTTATTTTTGTGCCTTTTGATTTTACAATGTCGCGAAGGTCGCCCCGCTCTTCGATGGCGAAGTTTTTGAACTCCAAGTTGATGAAGTTCTGCCGCAACTTATCTCCGTCCTTTACTGGCTCCAGGTGCCCATAAATGTCTTCCCCAAGATGGCGAGCTTTGATGCAAATTAGTTTATGTGTCCCAAACTGAGTTCCTTCTTCAGCGATCTCATCCATAGTTTTCTTGCGCAGAATAAACATGTGAGAGCAGAACTGAATAATACGATCTGACAAACTGACTGTGCTTTCGTCGTCAATGATTTGGTCGGCTTTTTTATTGGTGGTAACGCCCATTCTGTTTGACTGAACAGAGGTAAACATGCTAACCATTGGTCGTCCCTCAAAAAGAACGTCTTTCTGAACGAACTTTTTAAACTTATCAACAATCTCCCCAACAACTTGCCATTCTGTCATATTGCCGCCGAGTTGATTAGTCGTCTTGATATAGTCAAAAGACAGGATCATTCTATTGCCGCGCCCGACATTCGAGTAGTAGAACTTGGTGGCCAATGCTACCATTTCGTCTGCGGACATTCCAGCAACGCAATAGTAATAAAATTTACTTTCGCCGCTCTTAATTTTCTGTAATGCGGCGCGAACTTTTTCCAATGTATCCTTATTGTTGCGCCACTTCCCAGATTCAATAAGATAATGAGGCACTCCTGAAATTGCAGACGCACGGCGAAAAGTTAATTCTTCAATGGACATTTCCCCATTATCGAAGTGAAGAACAGGAACGTCATATTTATCGCCTACAAAACATGTATAATCCATCGCTAACGAAGTTTTTCCACTCGCCGATCTAGCAGTAATACATACGATATTTCCCCCCTTTAATAGGCTCCCGTAAATCTTATTGACAGTAGGATACGGCCCAAACAACGGTTCTTCTTGATTTTGCCCCGCGTTTTCGATAATGCGTTCCATATCATCGTAGATATTTACAGGAACATCGCCATCAAGCTCAAAAAAGTTAACCTTCTTGTTGTAGAGCGAATCGGCCTCTTGAAGAATGTCTGTGTAGTTGGCAGATGGGGAGATTGTTTCCATCTTTTTTTGCAACTCTTTCCCCGTGTCCCAGAGTTCGCGCCGCACAGAAAGCTTTTTCAACTCCTTTGCGTACCTCAACGCATCACCGTCTTTTGTTTTTCGCCGCGCCAAATTTACTACATATTGGCCAATGGTTAAGTCTCCGTCAAGAGAAATCCCCAGAGATACGAGTCTTTGAGCAGCAATCGCGCCATTAATTTCTTCTTTTTTCTCAGAGGCTTGCCGAATTACCGTGAAGATTGCCGCGTGTTGACCTTCGCTTTCTGGGTCAAGGTCTTTCTCAGAGAAGAACCCTTGGATGTTGATATACTCTTCTGGTTTATTTAAGAGGGCCGAAAGTAAATTTTGCTCAAGTGATAGATCGCTAATCATGTGGTAAACTATAGGTTTGTTTTTGCGGCGAATCAACCATCTTCTTCAACATCGCTGGAAGAAAATGACGATTGTTCGTCAAGTTTGGATAAAAATGAACCCGCTAATTCTTTCAGCGCGAACATTTCGTAATTATTTTTGATGCAAAAAGTCGGACAAGGATTTCCGTCTCTGTCAAAATAAAGGATCATCGCTCCTTTAAATTTATCTGCGCCGCCAGAAAGTTCGTAAATTTTATCGAGGAAAAGACTAGGGATTTGGGATTTTGCCATGTTGGTGCGTATTTAATACGCAAGATACTAGGCAAAACTGTCAAAGATGCACGCCGTTGGCCAAGAAAAACTCCTCGGTTAGTTCAGATATATCAAAGACTTCAATGAAAGTAATGTCGTTGATTCTACAAAACTCTACCTTGTCCAAGTCTCTCTTAATCTGAGACAGGAAGTTAGAGCGAGTTTTCTGAAAATGAGGAATGAATTTACTGTGTTGCGCTCCCATGACCTCAAGCACAACTCGCCTTGATGCGTTATAAAAGTCAAATCTGCTACGACTCCCCACAACAGGCATCTCCTCGAAAACGTAGTCGTTTCGCCAATATGTAAATAAAAAATCTTTCGCCGCTTTCTGGAATTTCGATAGGCTTTTGGCATCCCAATCTATTAGGTATTTAGAGGGGCGCTTGAGGGTTTTCTTACGACCCTTTAGATCAAGAAAGGTCATTGATAAAAAGAGAACGGTTTCCTTTCTACGGTTTCTGGAGCGCCGCAATTAGGACAGTTTTCTCCGTCTCTAGCTTGAGATTTACAATATGAGCATCGTCTTTTTGGTCGGCAAGTTTCTTGATTAAAAGACATAGGAAGCATCATGCCACTTATATGAAAGCGATCTTCAGGGAAAATACTGTACCCGCTAATGTCGCTCATATTACTGCTGAATCAATGCTAAGATTTTCTTCTTAAGGAACTCCATGATTGCTTCGTTCTCTTCAAGATAAGCGTAGAGCTTGTTGATGCCGTTGATTTTTTCCAGAATCTCAACGCCTTCGGTGCGAGCATCTTCGATAATATCTGACTCGAAAGTGAGCCATGCCCCGCCCTTATTGACGAGTTCGTAACCAATTAACAAATCTGCCAACTCATAACTCCGCCAAATTTGGTTTGACCCTTTGTACTCTTCGCCGCGTCTAATTGGAACAGAGTACATATTTCCTGTAATATCGTCCGCTGATTTCAGAACTTTTACGCGCGCAAATTTTCCAAGAATTTTATTGGTAAACTTATCTGGCTTTAAGGCGTTATTTTCAAGAATTAAATCGCCTTGATTGATTGTTTGGTATTCAAATACATAGTCCGCTTGATGTTGCGCCGATGATCCAGAACTTGAACTTCCTTGATTCGGGGCGTTCGGAGAATAAGTGTCAATTTTAATTTGTGCCGAATACTGGCTTGTAATGACCCCAAGCGAGTCATAGTGCATATTTGGTAGGGCAAGGTGCCTAAACAGCAGCTTAGTGAGCTTAGGAACGCCAGCAACCATTCCCCCGCTTGTCACGCCCTTTTTTAGGTCATCCTCAAGGATTAGCCCATCCATCGAATCAATCATCCACGCAATATGTTCTCCTGCATGATAGGCGTCGTGAACCGTATCCACGATCATCTTAAAGATTGGCTCTGCGATATTGGAACAGACAATAAACACCGTCCCCTCTGTCCAATCTTCAATATTGTAGGTAAACTTTAAGCCAGTCTTGTCGAGTTTCTTTTTTGAGAGCCGCCCTTCTGCTTTAATATACAAAGCTTTGGAATTCGGCATCGTCTTCATGTAGTTTTCCAAGAAGACAAAGCCCTGCGCCGATTTGCCCAACTCACTACCCTTACCCACAAGACGCACAATCATTCCAGAACGCACTTGCGCATCTGAGTCAAGGATTAAAGACCCAGACGAAATGATTGTTTCTTGGGGAATCACATTATTATAGTGTGTGGCGGTCTTCAAGAAATTTTGAAGGGCGGCGTTTGAGGAGGGTTTTTTGTCCTCTTTGGGAGATAGGGTTTTAATTAGTCGGGCCATGTGTTTATTGTTTCTTGTAAATTTCAAGGATTTCTAATCCTCTTCCTTTTATTTTTCTAGTCTTGAATGAAAATCCCTTTTCAAGCAGTTCATTTAAAATATCTTCGATTTCTCTTTGGGTCATAATACTTCTTTTTCTACAATTTCTAAACTAACGTCTTCATCATAATACAATCCTTTGGGAAGATCAGAATCATATTTTGTATATACATAGTCTTCAGTCAGACAAAGTTCTTTGAGAAAGGCTTTGTGTGCGTTTTTAAAGCAGGAGTATGGGCCGAGTAAACTTGACTTGCCCTTTCTAGTTTGTTCATGGATGAAAAATACTGTCATAACAAGTCTCTTAACGTTTGTTTTTTCTCCACCTTTACATCTTCGCCAACTTTATCGGTAAGTAAAGTAATTTCGTATTGTTCTGGCGGTTGGTAATTATATGCGTGGAATTTTCTCTTTAACTCAGAAGCTCCCCATTCTGAAGAAAATACGGCCAAGCTTGGTAGTTTCTTTCCAAAGTCTATGATATTGAGGAACTCTAATGGATAAGCTTCCTCTAGTCTTTTGAGGATGGTAAACTCGCGCATGGACCATTCGCGGATTCCCTGAGACGGCTTCTCAACTAGGCGATTGAGAAGGGCGACTTTGTTGATTTTTGGTGGGGAGATTTTTTTTGGGCGCGGCATTTAAATATGCTACGGCTAATTGGAGAGAAGTCAAGGATTATTTACATCCCAATCTACCATTTCCTTTAGTAGATCATCAAATGAGAACTTCGGTTTCCAACCTAATTCTTTTCGTATTTTACTAGAATCTCCATATAAATAAGAAACGTCTGACGGCCTGAAAAATTCAGGATTGACTTTGACGAGCGTGATTTTTTTCTTTGCCGCTAATCCATTATCTCCACATAAGATATATTCTTCGTCCAAAGGATTGCCTGTGGGATTATACCACTGACCTTTAATATCAACAGCGGCGAAAGCTTTTTCTACGAACTCTCGAATTGTATGGGTGCCATTCTCAGATAGGACATATGGTTTCCAGTCCTTGGGTTCTCCTGGCTGGTTGGCGATGAGCCAAAGACCTTCTGCTACATCAGCCGCATGTTGCCAAGACCTATATGAGTTTAAATTGCCAAGTTCAATAGGTTTGAAATTCCAATCGTGATTTTTAATTGCGCGATAAATTCTTCCTACGCCCTTGGTAATTTTGCGAGTAACATACTTTTCGCCGCGAAGTTTTGATTCAAAATTAAATGTCCACGGCTGGATAGCATAAAGGTTGTAACTGTTACGGTAAACATCAACCATTGTACGAGCATAAAGTTTCGCACAGGCATATGGGCTCTTAGGAATCAATCTGGTGTTCTCGTCTTGAGAACCGTTCGGGGAATCCTCTAGCGTACATCCCATCTCTTCTGAAGTTCCTAGATTTAAGAATCTTGAATGCGGCGAATGTTTTCTAATCGCTTCAAGAAAATGAACAACTGCTACTCCATCAAATTGAGCGTAAGCGAGTGGAGCGTGCCAGCTTTCACCTACATGCGCCAGGGCTGCTGTGTTAAAAATATAGTCAGGCTTATATTTTGCGACGATTGTTTCAATTGAAGCGCTATCAGCAAGGTCAAGCGTTTCTTTTGTTATCTTACTCTCATCAAAAATTTTAGGCTGATTGTCGTAACTTTTTTGACGAATTGTTCCAATAATTTTGAACTCAGGGTAGTTTTCCTGAAAGAATTTTACAAGATGTTGACCTAGTTGCCCATTAAGGCCAGTGATTAAAACGCTTTTAGACATATGGGATATTAGCCCGTTTGCCTAGTTTTTGCTTTAAAAAATATTAAATCATCTTCTATTCCAGAATGTCCCGCACATTTTAAGTGTAAAGATGGAGATGATAATTTATAAGATTACAAACTTAATTGATGGTAAATGCTATATCGGGCAGTCCATTCACGACTTTAACACTCGATATTCTGGCGGAAAATGGTGGAGTTTAACCAGTAGCTCTTATTTACAGAACGCAGTTCAGAAGCATGGGCTAATAAATTTTAAAGTTGAATTTCTGGAGGAAAAAGTTGAGTCAATTGAAAAGCTTAATGAACTGGAGATTTATTACGCCGAACTTTATAATGCGTACACTCCAAATGGATATAATTTGGTTGGATGTGGCGGAAATAGCTTCATGCTTCAATGGCAAAAAGACTTTCTTTCCGAACATCATCCTCTGAAAAAGAAAATTACCCTGCGAAATATCGACACTTGGGAGTTGATTGAATTTAATGGTCTGAGAAAATTTGCGCGGGAAAATAATTTAAATTGTTCTGCTCTAAGAAATATGATCAATAAACTTAATGGGACAGTGGTTTCTCAGGGTTTTTGCCTTCCAGAAAGAACGAGAGAGGAGATTGAATTCTTAAAAAAGAAATCATGGAAGAACGAGTCGATTGAATTAATTCGTCCAAATGGGAGTATTGTTTTTTACGACACCGTTAAGTTGGCCGCAATCAGCGAAAACCTAAATGAAAGGCCACTTAGATCATTATTAAAGGGATCATTAATGTCTTGTTATGGGTATCGGTTGAAGAATCCGCCAAGAGAAAGAAGAAAATTTATTTATAATCATACTCTTATATCCCCAGACGGAGATGAATTTTTAGTGAATAAACTAACTCTTTTTTGTAAGGAAAATAAGACCTGCTCAAAAGGTATTAAAGAATTAATTCTTGGAGTAAGAAGTATTTATGCTGGATGGACTCTAAAAAAGTATCAAAACACCGAAGATAGCACAATAATTGTAGAGGCGCAATGATAAGAGCCATACTGCTTATCATGATCATCTAACTCATTAAAATCAAAAACTTGCTTCCAGTCATGTGAATTTTGAGGTCGGCGCGAAATAAATTTGCAGTCGTAATTTTTTACGGCATGTTTGTCAAGTTCTGGGTGGTATCCCATGGGCCAAGTAATTAGATATGGTCCACATTTATTCAACCAGCTATCTAAAAGTTTTGGGGCAACCGATCTGTCATCCTGACTATTGAACCCATCCGCCCTGAATATATGTTCGATGGTTGAGCAACTCAACAACGCTTGGTCATAAACCGATACCTCAATAGCGTCTTTTTTTGCGGACCTTGGGTGATTGTCTGTCAAATCATAAATTAAATGCCGCCCTTCAAAATAGTAAGGAGACACAGCCCCAATCTCAACACAATCTGGATACTCGTTTAAAAAATACTCAACCAGTGGCAACTCAACTGCCCTCTCATTAATTCTTGTCCTATTATGTTCGTGGTGGAAATACTCGAATTCTTTTCCCTCAAATTTAAACATAGCCTAGTTTTTGTTCTGTCAATTGGTTGTTGAAATGCTTTTCTTGCAACGCCTTCTTACAAAGGTATCGTTGATAATTGGCCTTATCCACATCAGATGCTAAACATTTATCGTCTTTGGCTAGAGTTATAAGGTCGAAGATAAAATGAGTTGCGGCGCGCAATTCCTCAAATTCTGGCGAATTCATAACAGAGTATAGCTTTTCAAGACCAATCTCGTCCTTAACGTCAGCGACAAAATTTAAATAATTTCTTGTGTGCTGCATGTCGGCACTCTTCTTAGTCTTAATCAAGAGAATGGTTAAAACATCAAAGGCAGAAGCCTCGTCCGTAGAAATCTTAATCATAATTTTTGGCCCCAGATTGAAATGTTAAGGTTGTGACATAGGGGATTGTGGATTAATGATTGGTCAACGGTGTCCTCCTTATATTCAAGGACTTTGAAGCCCGCCATTTCAAATATTTTTGTCAGAGTTTCCAAGTCATATGTTGACTTATGCCAGTCTTCGTCCTTGGACTCTCCAGAAACCCAGTTTCTTCCTGCAAAAAGCATATAGCATACTGTTTTAAGATTCCACACGCCAGATTGATAGGCTTCAATTATTTTCTTGAAATTAGTAGTCTGTATAAACAGCGTTGCACCTCTCTTACAAAGAGTTCCCCAATGGACGATTGCCTTGGCTGATTTTTCCAATGGAAGATGCTCAATAATGTCTTTTGCGTAAATTTCATCAACAGAATTTTCTGGATAGTTCAAATCCAAAATGTTCATCTTTACCACTCTTTCGTCAAGAGGATCAGTGTCAATATTAACGTAGCCTTCCATAATCGAAGGGCCGCATCCTAGATTTAATTTAACCATGTGTAGTGTTTGATTGTCGGATGGTCTTTGTAACACCACTCATTGGAATTAAAAAGCGGCCCATCTTCTGGTTGATAACACTCTACCAAAGCTCCAACTGCAACCGCTAAATGATATAGCCCTGTATTCGCCGTAGTTACTCTTCCAGCTTGCCTCATCAAACAAATGAGTTTAGGTAGATCAAGGTTATCCAACGTCGCACAATCCCATTTTTGTTCGCCGCTCTGAATAATGATTGGAGTTTGATTTTTTAGTTTTGCGCCCGCAAGAATTTCTTGAATAATGTCGAAAGGCAGGTCTCGGACGGCGGACCAAGCGCGGGACACAAAGGGGCAAATTATGAGCGGATTGGGCTTATCTTTGAGATAATTATAGGACCATTTATTTGAATCGGTGTCTTCATATAATACAGTTGGCCGAATATCCATCCATTCCGCATCGTTTCCGAAAAAGGAGCGGAGTTTTCTTCGCGTATAGTGTCCTAATCCATATTCGTTAATTGGAATGCAATTTTCTTGTGGAGTAATCTCCACGTCAAAGGCTAATCCATGAAATAGAATATTATAACGGCGATGTTCAGGAGGTAATTGAACTGTAATCTGATTAGGGAATTTAGAGCAGATATTAGTTAAAAGAAGAACGTCTCCCAAGCCAAATTGAGATGTAGAAATAGAAAATTTAGGTTTCATAGGACTGATTTAATGAATTGATCAAATTTAGCTTTCTTTCGAGTTAAAAATATAGTTACATCTTTATAAAGGAATTCAAAGAATTTTTTATTTGATGCATTCCTTGTGAAGGATAGCGAATATATTGGGTTGTATCCTTTTGGAATCCTCTCTCCAAAATTAGGCGTTAATTCATATTTCTCCAAAACTTCTTTTAAAGAAAGAATAAAATCCCTGCTTCCAGAAGCAATATTTGAAAAAAAATGATAAGTATCTCTGTCAGAACTGGTTTTAAAACAGGCGCACCCGTCTCCGTCAAATACTCCGCGAATAAAATGCCTAAGTAAACTATCTGGAACCTGTTGTTGAGTAGGAAATCTAATAGTTAAGCTTTTTCTTGGAATTAAACCTAAGTTAATTAAATCTTTGTGAATTTTTTTATTTGAAACGGTAATTCTCGTCTGTCGAGAACAATGAAGATCGTACTTAAGAGATTCTGGCTCGATATAAATCGCAGCAGCAAATTTTTTCACCATATATGCATCGTCATTATGCAATGATAAGGTGACTCCGCCATTATCTTTAATGCATCCATCTGCATAGAGAAATCCTAGAAAATAAGCCTTTTCTTCGTTATCAATTTTACTAAAATAGTCGGGGCGTAATTTTCTATTATAAATATGATCTCTGCTTGATCGAGTAATCTTGGATGTTTTTAAGACTCCACTGCAAACGCCAAAAGAAACATTTAATTTATCAGCTACCATTTGTATTGTTAAACCATTATTATACTCTTGTATGATTTGTTTCTTGATTTTTTCGGTTATTGAAATAAACTTATGATCAAGTTTTATGTGGTATTTTTTTAACCTCCATGAGACAGATTGCTCTGGGGCATTAAAATAACGACACATTTGGGCATTTGTGTACCCCTCTTCTTTTAGCCTTACCAATTCTTCCTTGGTTATTTGAGGATACTTATCTTTCACTTTGACGCCTCCTCAAACAACTTAATTCCTTTTTCAATAATAGTGCTGAGTTTTAAGCCAGTTTTAACTGAAAGTTCCCTAAGAGCCTTTTCGGCCTTTTCTGATAATGATATTGTAAGCTTTTTATGCGCCATACATAAAATTACACTTTTTTACGTAAGCATACATAACTTTTCATGGCAACAGTAAATCTATCGCCGCATCAGCAGCATCCAACCAGCCTTTTGCTTGTTTTTCTTTGGTTGGGTCGTCGTGGAAATCTTTCCAAATGGGGAGAGGGTCGCCATTATAAGCTTTGCCTCCTACCGATTGGCAATAGGCGGTATAAAGGCGCTCTGCTACTGTGTAGGTATCAATCATGATAATCTTAGGTTATGGGATTTACAGTCATAATGACTAAAAGTAGATTCATCGTGGTGAATTTTGTGAGCGGGCAAAATCCCATCTGATTCGGTCAGCCAATGACTCGCCCAAAAAGCTTTTGTTCTATTGATTCTCTCTTGAATATTTAAATAACCCCAATGGATGACATACGGGTAGTTGCCAGATTCAAGTTCGGCCAAATCCAATGGTCCAGAAGCGATTGCAGGTTCAGCTTGAAAGTTTTCGTTGATTAGCTCTGTGCCGTCAGAGAATTGCGTATTAATAAAGTATCCTGGCTTTAGGGCATTGCCAGCAGGACCGCGCCATAATTGGCCAATACTTCCATAGGTTTTATAATTTATAGATTTGTAATGATTTTCATCCTTATAAATATCAACACTTGGAACGGCCAAAACTTTTCGGCCCGAAAACTGTAATTGCATAAACGCATTGTCCCATAATGGACGCTGCCACGCAGGAATGGTTTCGTCACAATCTTTTTGAATCTTCCAGTCGTGAGAGCAGCTTTGAAGCGCCAGATTTTTCATTCGCCCGTCCCAAAGAGGATCAAGTTTGGAAAAATTCGCGGGCACGATTTTCCAGTTTTTGTATTCCCAAAGAACGTCCCTAATGGCAGAATCAGTATCGTCGTCACTCGTATTTACTGCCAAAATCACCTCGTCGGCAAACTGACAGGAGTTAATGATGCTTTTTTCCCATCCAGTGATTGAATTCTGGATAAGATTGTACGCGGTTTGGTAAATACTAACTGGCATGTCTCTTATACTAACGCAAACACCAAGAACAATCTGTCAATTTTGAATCGCCGCCTTGATTGATTCCACTATTTTTAGTAAGTGGTTGTATTTAGGGTTGGGGATTTGAGGGTAGCGAAGATACCATTCGTCTCCATAAATGCAATAAAGAGGCTCTTCGTCTCCAGAATATCCATCTCCACAAATTTCATCTACAACTTGCCATTTAAGTTCTGCTTCGACTTTGGAAATGCAACCCTCTTTTCTCTCTGATAGGATATGTTTTCGGGCTTTTTCTTGAATTGCGTCTTGATTGTCATCATCAATCATCCGACTAATGCCCATGCTCAGTTTACAAACTAAATAATCTGCCCCCGCTTCAACAAAGAACTCCTTAATTGTGTCCCGCGCTGTTGCTCCCCAAAAATAAGACCAAGCATCGCCTTCACATTCGATAGTAACTTTGCCCCGCCCCTTTTCATAATCCTCAAAGAAGACATTAATGGCGGAAAGATATGGCGCGGCATCTTCAATTCGCAGTTTTTCGACAAGGGATTTGGTGACTTTCTTGACATTTTCCCCCATCCTAATGAGTGGGGGCTCCAGTCGTTCGCACGACTGGCTTCCTGCTTCGTCGCGGACTGCCCCGAAGAACGTAGTTCTTCGCTGGTCTTTCGTCTGCTCCACAGGCAAATGGCACCGCTTGTCCAGCGGCGAGGATATTTTTGGCGGCGTTAATGTCTCGGTCATGCGTAGCCCCACATTCGCATGTCCACTTCCGCATGTCAAGCGAAAGATTCTTTTTTTGCCCACAATACGAACACGTCTTGCTTGTTGGCCAGAATCGGTCAACGATTAGCAACTCGCGTCCATACCACTCAGCCTTGTATTCAAGCATAGTTCGGAACTCGCGCCAGCCTTGCTCGCTTATGCAACGAGAAAGCTTACGGTTCTTAACCATGTTCTTTACGGCCAAGTCCTCTAGCGCAATCGTTTGGTTTTCACGAATGAGTTTAGTGGATAATTTGTGGAGAAAATCTTTTCGCGTGTCAGCGATATGCTGGCTCAAACGAGCAACTTTAATGCGAGCCTTCTCACGGTTCTTGGAACCCTTTTGCTTGCGAGAATGCAATCGCTGAAGACGGGCAAGTTTTTTGCGCAACCTGCGAATCCGCTTAGGTTGTCCAAACTTTTGCCCGTCAGACGTTGACGCAAAAGTTTCAATACCTAAGTCAACGCCAATCTTTTTATCGGAAGGCGGAAGTTTAGCAACCTCCTCTTTACAAAGGAATGAAGCGAACCATTGACCACTAGCGTTTTGAGAAATAGTACATTGGCTTGGCTCGCCAGAAAGCGTGCATGACCAAACAACTGTGAGGGGAGTTTTTATCTACGCTAGAAACAGATTACCTTCTTTAATGCGAAAAGAACCTTGAATAAATCGTGCAGACCCGCCATTCTTACGAGCCTTAAATGTTGGATAACCCGCACGCCTCTTAAAGAAATTAACAAACGCAATATCTAAATTCCGAAGAGATTGTTGTAACGAAACGTGAGAAATATTTGCAAGCCATTTCGTACCTTCTTCCTTCCTGAGTTTTGTCATCGCGGCGGAAGTTTCCCCATATGAAATACTTTTCTTTTGCGTCACCCAAGCTTCTCGTTTTTGTGCTAGCGCCCAGTTATACACAAATCTACACGATCCAATTGTCTTACGCAGAACAGTTTCCTGTTCAGGTGTAGGATAGATTCGGAATTTATAGGCTCGATTTGTCACTCATAATATATTACACAGCATTTAGAAAAAAGATACTTATTTTTATAAAAAGAAGTTATACCCCAAAGATAATTTCTTCGGCGGGAGGATTGGTTATTTCTTTCTTGGGTTTTGCCCTTTTGCCCATAAAAATAACTCGCTTGTTGTGCCAGTCTAGGGTTTGTTTGGCCCGTTTAACTTCTTTCAAAGAATACCCCACATGCCAAGAGTAGGATTTGTGGTTGCTAGATTTGCGCCATTCGATGCGTTTGCGCTCGTCTTCTTCGTGGTCTTTGATATTCTGGAGGGTCTTGGCTTCGGCCTCTTCTTTTGTGTCGTAGGCTTCGTTAAAATAAGCGTCATAGCTCCTATAGTCAAATTCAACTTTGCCGTCATATTCTTTTTTGGTTTTATCAGTGATGGTTACTTGGCGCGTTTCTGCCACCCATTCGTATTCCAAGACATAGCCCTTTGGACCTTCGTAACCCTTGCCGCAATAGTCACAAGGAGTTCTAATTTCATCATCATTGCCCAAAATTAGCGTCACAAAAAGCTGCCCATAGCAAACAGGGCAGTTGTGGCGAACTTCTTTTTGGCCGCATCGGGCGATCCATACTTTGTCGTTGATGTTGTATTCTCTCATATTGGGGAAGATAAACCTCTAAGCGAAAGATGTCAAGCATAATTTAAACTCTTCAAATTGCTCTTGTGTATTATTTCCCCTCCCATAGATTTTATGAAAAAGCTTATGAATTTCCTTTGATAAAGTAACGCCATTATTAACATCATATCTTTGATCTGGATGAGAATTCCATGCATTTAAGTGATGAGCTTCTATTTTTCCTGTTTTGCCAGTGACGACACATTGAAACTTATCCTTCTCAAAAATGGATTTTCTCCAAACATCATATTTTGGGTCTTTTATTTTCCCTCTTTTGGACGCCTCCCTTTGCTCTTTGGTGATTGAATTATTCCAATTCCAATGTTCCTCTCCTGAACATTTTTGATAGCACCCGCAACTTTTTGTCATACCGTCTTTTAACCTAGTGGCCTTGACTGTGCAAGTTTTACCGCAATCGCATAAGCAATCCCATGATGCCCCTCCCCTCCTATGAGAGCCAATATGTTCAATTGCGACAAGTTTGCCAAATCTCAAACCTTTTAAATCTTCGGCCCTCTTAAACTTACAGACAAATGATCGTTTGCAACCGCAACTCTGTGTGTGTCCCCTCTCTAGCTCAGAAATGTTGACACATCGACTTTCCCCACAGTCACACAAGCACAAAGCCTTTCTTCTTCTTTTGCCTCTATTATCTTCGACCCAGATTAACTCGGCTATAACAAGTTGACCAAATCTCTTGGCCAACAATGAATTTAAATCATCTCCTCTTCTAGGCTTCACAACTTTTGCAGGCGTTAATATCCCTACTTAATAATTGGCTGGGCGATGATGATCTTTGATAATATAAACTCTTTAATCCACTCTCCCATGCAAAAATCATAAGTTTGGACACATCTTTCGCTGGAACATCTGGGGGAATCATTAAATTGAGAGACTGTCCTTGATCAATATACTTTTGCCGAGCAGACGCTTGAATGATAATTTCTTTCTGGGAGATTTCCCCGAACGTTTTAAACACGTCTTTTTCTTCTTGAGACAAAAAATTAAGATGCTGGACAGAGCCGCCATGCTCAAGAATACTTTTCCACACGTCCTGATTATCTTGATCTTTGGATTTTAAGAGTGCCTTGAGATACGGATTTTTGTAAGTAAATGATCCGTGGCTTAATTTTTTAACATAGTAATTGGAGTTCTGAGGCTCGATTCCTTGGGAAACTTGACCCAAAATAAATGAACTGCTTGTTGTAGGAGCAACTGCTAAGCGACAGGTCATTCTTTCGCCGTATCCTTTTAACGTTTCTGGTTCTCCATATTTCTCTGCCAATTCTTGACTTGCGGCCAAACTTTTTTCAGCCATCAATTTAAACAACTGGACATTCAGCATTTTCGCTTCAAAACTTTCAAACGAGATGTTCTTCGATTGAAGAAGGGAATGCCAACCAAGAATACCAAGGCCAACAGCCCTTTGATCCTTGGCAAATTTGTTTGAAGCTTCCATAAACCTGATTCCGTTTGTTTTCTTGATATATTCTTCTGTAACCGTATCCAAGAAATACATCATTGTCTCAATAAGGTCTGAATCCTTCCACTCATCATAGTGAATAGCGTTGACAGAAGATAAGTTACAAACAAAAGAAGAATCTTTGTCCGTAGATAAATTTATTTCCGCGCATAAATTTGAAGAATAGATAGTCAAACCGTTATCCTTGTAACATTGAGGAGCATTTTTGTTAGAGGTATCAGAGAAGAAAATATAAGGATAACCACTCTCAAACCTCTTCTGAATGATTGCGGCCCAAATTTTTAGCTTGTCTTTATCTTTATTCAAAAGACCCTTCATCCATTCGTCGGAAATACAAACTCCAATACTGAGCCCTTGAATGCTGTTGCCCTCGCTCTTGATCTTTAAGAAGTCTAAAACGTCTGGATGATCTACTGGCAGATATGCCGCCATCGAACCTCTACGAACACCTGATTGAGACACGATATTTGACACCGAATCAAAAATTTCCATAAAATGAACAGGCCCATTTGATTTTCCACCTCCATTAATTTCTGCTCCTCTATGACGGAGGCTTCCAAAGTATGCGCTTGTCCCAGCCCCATATTTAGTCATCATTCCAACTTCCGCTACCTTGCCGAGAATAGACTCCATAGTGTCTGTGATATAAGAGCCATTGCAAGAACACGGAAGACCCCTCTCCAGCCCATAATTTGCCCATACTGGGGTGGACAAACTAATCCAACCACGACTCATGTAGTCCTCAAATTTATCAGCGTAACCTTCAATACCAAGATGTTTTTCGGCGGTTTCTGCAATTTCTCTTACTCTCTGCTCTGCCGTCTTACCATCTTGAATATACCCACGGGAAAGAAAGTCGCGAGATTTTTCATTAAGCCAGTACCATTTTTTGTATTCCATAGTTTTTAAATTAAATCGTCTTCGTCAATTTGTTTGTTTTTTGAGTAGTCAACAGGAGTTTGGTGGAAGAAATCGGTTTGATTATTACCCGTGATTTCCTCGTCACACCATTCAAAATCTCTAGCAAGAGTTGGGTCAATCTCAAAAATCCTTCGGTATCCAATCTTATCGAGAGAATCATTGAGGCGGCGCTTTACATACTCTTTGATAATTTCAGGAGATAGTCTAGTCCCCCGATAGTCGCCAAGCAACCAGTCAATAATTTTACTCTCCCATTCAAAAGCTTCGCGCGCCTCTGATAGAATCTTTTCTTCCATCTCTTCATCAAACAATTCTGGGAGTTCGTTTCTGAATGTGTTTGTCAGCCAAATGCCAACGTCAGCATGAATCGTTTCTTCGTTTTTGGTATAGGTTACCTGCTGATTAGTATCCTTAAACATATTTTTGTAGCGGCCAAACCACAAAATGATATAAAACTGAGAGAATAACGAAACGTTCTCCACAAAAAGGGTAAATAGGATATTTGCGTAAATGAACTGTTTTTTTGAGTCCTTATAGTATTTATGAACGTGCTTTCCTAAATAGCTTTCGCGCCCCTTAATAAGGGGGAGTTCTAATACTTTGTCAAACTCTTCTTCGAGGCCGAGGGTGAGAAGCAACCTTTCATACGCTTCTGCATGGATACGCTCTGTATCGGCCATTTTCAAACCAAGATCAATCATTGAGCGGCGCTGGATATTTTTCATTCCCATGTTGGCCCACCAAAGTTTTACCTTACATTCCACATTGCCAACAGTTGCCAGTGTGCGAATAAACACCCCTCTCTCCTCTTGGGAGGCATTAATTTTGAAATCTTGAATATCGCTAAGGAACTTGAAACGATCTACCGTCCAATGGCCATCATCCATTGCTCTAGTAAACTGCCGAGCTTTAGAAGTATATTTGTCAGGTTTAATTGAGGTGTATTCATCAAATATCGTAGAGCGAGAGGGTTCTTCCATATGGTGCAAGATATATTACATCCTCAACCCCTAAAGTCTAGCGTTTTGTTTGAGAAAATGATTTTATTTTTTGCCCCGTTGTTGACTGATTGGTCAACTATTCTAATGGATTATTTCGATTACGAATCAATTAGGGCTTGTAGTTTACGACTATTTTGCCTGTGTGACATAGATTATTCTGCTTTTCCTGCAAGATTTTGGATAGAAAACTGTAAATGAGGGGAACCATATAAAGGAGGGGAGCGTGAGACGATTGCAAAAGCTAGCTTTGAGCAAAGGAAAGCGATGACAAATGTGAAGCGAAGAATCTGGGAGAGCGTAAAGTTTTCAATATCCTAAGAGTAAGAGAGCGATGAGAAGCGCAGAATTGGAACAATTCGAGCATCGCAAGAGCAACGGGAGGTTCGGAGGGGTGTTAACCCCTCTGATTCTGATGCTCTGTGAGTGAAACGAACTTAGCATCCTAATGAGCGAAGCGAACAAGAACAGAAGGAAGTACGCTAGACGTACTGTAGTACTGTACGCGCGGGCAAAAATAAATTAGTGAGTCGGAAAATACAAGCGGCGCGAAAAAAATGTTTTGCCGCAAAAATCAGTTGACATGTTGCTTTTGAATGATAAATTGCGGGGCATGAAAAAATACACAATACTCATCCTCACTTCTTTATTGATTTCCTCCTGCGACTGCGAGAGGCCTAATCCACCAATTAAAGAATACCGCCACGAACCAAGGTTTATGACGGCCAAGTTGTTAGAATGAAGGGTACAAATATTATTGGGACGCTTAGCCCCTCTAGTTCTTCTCCATTTAGAGATTTCACTCTTACTTATGAAAACAACCTTGGAGAGATTCGCGAAATTAGCGTCTATTCATCCAGTTTAGAGGCTGTAGAATAATCTTTTTTAGAAAAAATGAACTTATCAAAAATATGTTGCGCCCTTTCCTTCGGGTTGTTTTTCTCAATCGGTTGGCAAACGTTCTATAAGCTTCCGCCGCAAACTTTATATTTTCTCAATGTATTTGATACTACAGTATGTTTGTTTTATATTGCAGATTGGATTAACACTTGGCGGCAGAAACAGTTTAGTTTTTCTTATTTAAGATGGGGGTGGGTAGATTTACTTTTAGCGGTTCCGTTTTCTCAGGCGATCTGGGTCCAATATCACACAGTAATTAGATTTTTCCGCGCCCTAAAAGCTTTAAAATACATTCATGACTTTTTTCATGCCGATTCAAAATCAAGTAAGTTTGTTGATTGTTGCGTTATAAGCGTAGCTTTCATAGCGTTCGCCACTATTGGAGTCTTTAACTGTGAGAAAAATATAGACGGAGCAAACATTAAAAATTTGTCGGATTCCATCTGGTTGGCTATGGCCACTATAACTACCATAGGTTATGGAGACAGATTTCCAGTTTCAGATATGGGAAGATTTGTTGCGGCCTTTGTAATGGTCGGTGGCGTTGGACTCTATGCGAGCTTTACAGGGTTTATTGTCTCTAAGTTTATCAACGATGAGAGAATTGACAAACTCATGGCCGAAAACGAAAAAATACACAAAAAACTTGACAGACTATTGAACCAATAACAGTATATCTCCACGACAAATGAAAACACTAATCAAGTACCTAACAATTACCCTTGTGGCGCTAACGCCACTATCAGAAATCAACGCTAAAAGCCGCTCTTTTGGAAGTTCTCGTAGTTTTTCGAGTTCAAGTTCTCGATCATCTAGTTCGTCTTCCCGTCCTAGCGGGGGTTTTTCGAGTAGTTCGTCAAAGCCATCATCTGTTAAACCTTCTTCCTCTCAGTCAAAAAGCGCCTTTGATAAGTCTCAAACGGCTCGCGCAATCAGGCCTCCAACTCCCCCCAAGCCCAAAGAACAGTATATTGAGGAGTTCAAGAAAAACAATGCGAGCAAATATCCAACAAGGTTTTCGACCCCTCCAACACAACGTCCAAGTTACATTCCTCCAACGACAACCTATAACGGCCAACAGCAACCAATCTATTACAATCAACAGGCGGGCGGCTATGGATTCTTGAATACTCTAGGCCAGTTTATGATCTATGATGCAATTACAGATGTTGCTTTAGGAGCGTTCCAAAAAGATCAAACGGTTTACGTTCAGCAAACAAAAGAACACCAAGCAGCAGTTAAAGCCCAAGAGGAAGAATGGTCAGCGTTTGAGATTTTTGGATTAATTTTGTTCCTTGGTTTTATTGGAGTATTCATCTATAGCATGTTTAGACTATGAAAATGATTGAACTATCAGACGCCGTTTCAATGTTTAAAAACAGCGGCCAAACTCTAACAGAATCAGTTGTTCGAGAAGGTGAAATTAATGATAGCGGAATTTCTCTATCGTTTTTCGATCAAAACCACGAAACACTCCTTGTTTCTTGTAAGGCGGATGGTCTTGAAACTTCTCTTTTATTTGAGAAGGAAGGTCGTCTCCCTTTCGGGGAAAGCCGAGAGTCAATGAAGGCCGCTGGATTTGATTTCCTTTTTCAATCTTGCGATGGAGTAGATTTCACATGGTTTTTCGTTGACAACCTCAACGATGACGATTATGGTGTGAAATATGAAGCTAGGAACAGTTTCCTTGACTCATACAGAGAAACTCCTTTACGGGATTTCTTGAGAGCCCAAAATCTTTTCGCGCGATTAATTCTTTACTTCCCAACGGAAGGCAAGCAAGAAAACGTGGACGGAATCGCGGTTCTTGAAATTGGCAACGAATTAAACACAAACTCAGGACTAATCTACTACTATAACTTCAGAATAATCGAACAAGCCTTCATCGAAACCCTCTAACACAAATACATGACAACAATCCTACTATCCCTCGCTGCATTTATTTTTGCCGTTCTTTTCTTGGTTGATCTTTTGATCGGCTTCCGAATGACAAAATCAGTAATCAACCGATTCGCTTCAAAGGCCGAAAATCTTGCCGAAGAACTCCGTGACCCAGTTGCGGACGCAGAGGCCGCTATTCGTAAAATTGAAAATGACAAGAGGGACGCTATTTCTCTCCGAAAAACTCTTCTTGTTAAAATCTCTACTCTCAAGGGCCGAATCACAAAAGCTAAAGCTAATGTCGATAAGTTTGAAAACCTTGCTGTATTGGCTGGCCAAGCTGGTAACGCAGAAGATGTTCAATCCGCGCTTCAGAGTAAAAATAACGAAATTGCTTTGACTGCGGACCTCGAATCTCAGCTACTTTCTACTCAAAAGCAGGAAGATGAACTTGAGAATTTGATTAAAAATTGTGATTCTCTAGTCGAGAGCGCCAAAAACAAGAAAGAAATTGTTGCCGCTCAAATTGAAACAAACAAATTCAAGACTCAAGTAGCGAGCGTTTTGAAGGACAATTCTGGCGATGCTATTAGTGCTATCCAGCGCCTTGAAGCTGATGCTGAAAAATACAAAGCGGAGGCAGAGGCGGCAGAAGAATTTGCGGGCGAAAACCGTTCTCTTGAACAGAAATACGCTTTTAAATCAACAGTTTCTAGCGCCGACCTGTCCAAGTATTTGAAAACAGCTTAGTAGAGTCCTCTAATTGATTGCCGCTAGCAGAAATGCTGGCGGTTTTTTTTTCGTATAAAATGTTCGCCGCAAGAAAGAGTTTTGTGTTTCTGTACGTTATATTGTGTACATGAACCTGAACGACTATCGAAATACTTGCCATTCTGCCAACTCTAAATGGTGGACTGACCTTGAAACTGGTATGAGAATCATTCGCAATAAAGGAGAGCTTCTTATGCTTGTTGTTTCTGAAGTAGCGGAAGCTATGGAAGGTGAGCGTAAAAATTTGATGGATGACCATATTCCACATCGTAAAATGGCAGAGGTTGAACTTGCCGATGCACTTATCAGAATTTTTGACTACGCTGGTGGATTTGGTTATGACCTCCAAGGAGCGTTTGAAGACAAGATGAAATATAACGCTTCACGGAAGGATCATTCTATTGAAGCAAGAAAAGCTGATGGAGGCAAAAAGTTTTAACGTTATGAACCCTTCCGAACTAATCAATAAAAGCAAACCCTACGTTCTCGCCTATCTGGCAGAGCAGGATATTCCATATAGAATTTTAGACGGCAACAAGGTCTTGGATAAAACCAACAATCCGCGCCGATTAAATTTAACGTTCAGAAACAACAGATTGGCTGACTATTACCATGGTTGAGAAACTTTTATTGATGCTTTTGGATTTGTGGACCTATGATATTGAGGTGTTTTCAAACAAGTGGATGTATATTCCGCTTTGTTTGCCCGCCGCTGTTTATCTTACGTTCTTCTTTCTTAAATGGTCTGTGTTGACTGCGCCAGTGTGGTTGCCAATTTCATTAATTTTTCGCGCCGCAAAATCCAAATGAATATCCCAGACGAAATAGTAAGCCTCCTCAAGGTTATGTATGAAACTTCACAAAGTTGTGATTGGTCCGAGTCAGACGCCCCAAGAAACAATGGTGTGGGGGTTCAATCTTTACGAAAGATTCGTGTTGGATAATATTTCTTGCGCCGAATAAAAATGAAAACTCTTTATTGTATCACTGACGCTCTTGGGAATCCAGTGCCGTCATCTTTTTGTGAAAACGCGAGAGATTGTGTTTCATCTCATTATTTCAAAGGTAGGTATGGGAGCGTTCCACTGAGCGAATTAGAATTGTTTTGGCAGCGAGAAAAATCTTTAGGTTATAACGTCGTGGAGATTTCATTTCCAACGTTGCCATTAGAAAATTTTCCACACAAGGTTGTTGACGTTACTATTTGACAATATGACTGAATTAACTTATCTAAAAACCCGCGCCACAGAATGTTTCAAAGGTTTGAACACCGTTCTCTCCACGCTTAACCGAGACTACCCCAAGAATGGGTATCACTGGGGGATTGACGAAGATAGGGGTGTTGCCCGTCGATTTAAAATTCCGACGTTAGAATGGGAACCTTTTGAGGAGCCGAATGATCCAGTTTATAGCCAGGAAGAACAAGAATTAGTTTTGCGCCGCTAAAAAATTATGATTATTGGTCTATCGTCCAGAAAAAGATGCGGGAAGGACACATTGACAAAAATCTTTATTCGTAAATTCGCGGAGCATGGTATCTTTTCTAAGAGGTATGCTTTCGCAGATGAGT